GATACGTGAGAGACCATGGGCTCTTTCTTCAGCTCCTACTACTATACCAAAGATCTTACCTGCATGTGAGAGTTTATCATAGAACCCCCCAAGTCCTTCAATACCATACTTCTGTCCATCAAAAGATTTTCTATTACCTTGAGTAGAAGTCATTATATGGGCATTTCTTTCCACAGCCATACCAGCTAATGACTCCCAGACAAAGTTTTCTTCTTTTTGTTCTGTGTTAAATTTCCTGCCACTTCGGAGAATATCAGCATAATCTACTATAATCAGGTCTGGAATAAATCCTTCTTTCTCCTGAATTATAAGTTCCTGTTCCATTTTAGGGAGGGTAGCTTTTCCCCTGGAAACTGTGACAATTTTAATACCACCACCATTGAGCATAGCTTTCATTGTTTTCTGTTCTTTTGTGATAGCTCTCCTACTATAGTTAGGAGCAGATAACACTCTGTCTTTATATTTAATCTGATTCCCATCAAGATAAGGAAGTTCTATCACTCCCCCTTCTCTATGAGAACCCAGATGTCCTTGCCAGGCTCTCCTCAAATACATCTGTTGTGTTATCTCAAAATTAAATATGAGAACTTTAAGTTCACTTAAAGCAGCTCTCTGACCACAGTACAATTTAAACCATGACTTTCCACCTTTGGTGGGGGCTACAATACCTGTGAGCTCACCTCTATTAAAAGGTCCCAAAGCTTCTCCCAGTTTTCCAGGTAATTGAAACAACATTTCTGTGTGATCATTGAAAGCATTAGAAACAATATGAGAATCTTTAAATAAATCTACAGCCTGACTCCCTACTATTTCAATTCTATTATATCCAGCAATTGTAGCTTCTGCCTCAGAAAGATCACCCATGTCAACACTCTCTTGTATTCTCTCAGATAAACGAGCAAGACTTTGCATTCGAAAATGTTCAGTGATTACTTTAGCGTTATAAGTAGGATTAGAAGTATTATAGGCTTTCCAGTTTTTAGCCAGACGTTTAAGCATAGTAGAAACATTCTTCCGGATATCTTTATCTCTGATAAGACTTCTGTTTTTTATATAAATACTTTCTATATCTTTTCCAGGAGCTTTTTCTGTTTCAGTATAATAGTCTTTAATCCAACGAGTTAAAATACGACTATATTCATTTGACATTAACTCCGGATCCAATACAGGATAAACTCTTTTCAATATTTCAGTATTAGTTATAAGTTGACCTAAGAATGTTTTTTCCTGATCATATGAAGACAGATCATCCCTTTCAATTTCCATTAAGCTTCAATCCTTTTTGTTTAATCAGTATTTAATAAAATTTCTATCTGTTCCTCAAAATTAAGTGTAAGGGGATCCACTAAATAAACTTTATCTGGGGTGTAAGCTTCTATAAGAGATCTCTCTACAATTTTTCTTGTAGTGTCCTGGAATAAATTATCTTCCATATCAATTATTTGCTGCTTAATTCTTTTGGTGTAAAGTTCTTTTGATTCAGTTACAAACCATCTAATTCCTAATGGAGTGAGTTCTGGGATTCTAGGAGCTGGAAACTTTTCTAATACAAGTTTCATATTTTCAGAGCATTTAACACATCTCACATCTTCGAGAAGATCAGTATCTCCAGAATTCCAAATCCATTCATATTGATTACATTTTTCACACCAATATGGTAATAAACAATAAGCAAAAATATATTTATACTCATTCATTTTTTTCTCCTTCTTAATAATTTAATCCACCACTTAGGTTTAAATCGACTGCATTTAAAATCATCATTAACTTTGAGACAAAAACGATAAGTTTTAATACCTAACGTGTCTTTAATACCTGTGTCTTCACATAGCCAGCCTCCACCTTTAACAGTACCTTGCTGAATAACATGTTTACATTCATTGCAATACGTTTTCATTCATTCACTCCTTCTCTAATTCTTTTTCTACTCATTATAATCCACCGTGTCCAGAGCAAATTTATTCATATCTTCTCTTTCTTTTGTTTGAAGTATTCTAAGTTCACTTTCCATAATTCTTTTATTTGTATAAAAAGAAACATCAGCTTTTGTAATAGTTCTATATCCTGATTCCCTGCAGCCACCTTCAGGACAATATTCATTATGCTGGTCCCAATTTCTACAATAAGGATCTACTGGACAAGGAATAAGTATCCTTTTAATTTTCATTTCACTTCCTGTTTCATTTTATAAGCTCCTGCCATGAAAGGCCTGTTGCCTTTTCTATTATGCCGATTTGATCTTCATATAAAAATGTCGCAGATTCTATATCAATCTTTAGTTCAGTTATTTTCTCTGTTATTTGCCATTGGATATCAAATATAAAAGTTTCAAGGACTTCTTTGTAGTTAGCTTCAAGCTCTCTGACTTCTTCAACTTCACAAGCCTCTACACCATTTTCATGACCATCCATTAAATGAAAACTTTCTATAGGTTTAATATTCATTTTTCTACATCCTTATTCACAAGATTCTAATTCTTTGTATGCAGACAACATCCTAACAACATCACCGGATGCAATAGAATTTTCACCTTCATCTATAGCCGCTTGAATAAATGAAGCTCCAAAACCGCCCATAGGGATTAAGTCATATTCTTTTTTTAGCTCTCTACATCTACTGCATTCTGATTGTATACCTTCAATTATATTCATTTCTCTTGCTCCCATATGTATTTAAGGGCTTGTTCAATACCTTTTTCATAATCATCAACATCTTCATAAGTTTTGTCTTTTGAGCCATCATGATATGCTCCAATTTCGAGACTATCAGGATACATAGTTATATCGTAATTACTTTCTTCATCTTTATTTATGCCGATTACTGCCCTCTGGAGAAGTAACGGATCAAATACCCACGCATTTAAAACTAAATAAAAAGGCACTGTAAAACCTATATAATCAACACCATCTTCTTCATTTATTCTTTTTAAAGAAAACCCTTCGGCATAATCTACTAACCATTTTATAAAGTCTATATTCATTCTTTACCTCTTTTTATATTATGCCTTTGGCATTAGGTATATTTTCACTTTTGTTTATATAAGTAGCTTCTGTAAAAGGCTTACCACATAATCTACACACCTTATCTCTTGTTGGACTAAACTTTCTATCGAAATACAATTCCCCACATGATGTTAAAAAATGACCATTCCCCTGTGGTTCCCAATCACATTTATCTCTCATTCTTTACCTCTTTTTCTTATGGCTTCGCTTGCACATGTATCCCAATTATCTGCTTCAATTGTACAAGCCTCTCTTTCTGCCTTTACTCCTGCTCTATAACCTTCTTGATAGAGTTTAGTATTTACGTATTCCCCACAAGCCTGGTCAACTGCTTCTTTTAGCTCGGCTTCGGTGTATATCTCTTCACCATCTTGCAATACTACTGTTCTTATTTCAGGCATTTATTTAATCTCCTTAAGGTTTCCGAAACAATCTTATCAACTTTAAGAAGTAGTTCAAGCATCTGTTTTTTTGTTATATGATTTGTTACAATAGCTTTCATATCAGCCATTTTTATTAGTGTATTTATTTTTGTTAAACCCTCTCTTAGTTTCTTTATTTCTTCATCACGGGATTCTTTTCCTTTTTGGTAATATGTTTTTGCAATGTTATCTCTATCTAATGTATTTAAAATAGGGGCCTGCGCATCTTGTAATGTTAGTTTTATCATTTCGCCTTGGTATCCAATACATTCTTGTTTTCTATCTGTAAGTTCATTTTTAAGCTCTGTTATTTCTTTATCACGAGATTGCCATATAGCCCATGCAAGATCCTTAACAGGATCATTTTCCTGTCTTAATCCTTGCCTTACTTTTGGCATTTCCTCTAAGTACCATTTCTCAAATTCTTCTTTTATTTTATTTAACATTTCTCAATTCCCTCCTGGCTTCATGTTTCTTTTTTAATAATTTCAAAAAATTACCACGAGCATTAAATTCTTTAGTAGATTTACCTTCAATCATATCTCTAAAAGTTTTTTCAGATCGTTTTAAAGTTCTGTGAATATAATCATCTGTAGTTCCTGGAGAAAGTAAATAGCTGACATTCACAGGTTCCGTTTGTCCGGGACGATCCAATCTACCAATTCCCTGATCCATGTCTGTAAAGGCCCAGGGAAGTTCTACTGCCGCTATATCTGAACACACTGTCTGCAGCCCATCTGTTCCTACTGCAGATAATATTTGCATAATTAGTAATTGACGTTTACCTAGAAAATCCTGTTTAACTTTTACACGCTGGACAGCAGATACACTTCCATCAATGTGTACAGAAATCCGGGGAAATTGTTTTCGAAGATATTTAATTACATCTCTGTGGTAACAGAAAACTATTAACTTCCTATCTGATTCCAGGAAATCTTTTATCCAGTCTACAACCATATCTTTTTTCAGATTAAATACGGACCAGAATAATTTCTCCAATGCAATATCTATTTCAGATTTATTTTGAGCTGCTTCCATTTCTGCAATAGCTTCATCTTCCATTTCAAAATAATCAATTTCTGAAACAGGCATGGGAACTACTGTGATGGGGAGAAGAGGAGGGAGATCTCTCATAACATCTCTCTTCTCTTTTCTAAACATTACTTGAGTCATAATTTCATATAATTCAGATGTGTGTTTATCGCAGGCAACTTCAATACTTCCAAATTCAGTAGGCATTGTTTCACAATATCTTTTTTCAAATGCTGTGGGAGATTCATAAGTTTCAGGATCTAAAATATTAAGTGTTGGAAATATCTGACTTCGCTTAGACCGGATAGGACTTCCGGACATGGGGATCACATTAGATATTTCTTTACTGAGAGTTCTAAAAGCAATAGTCCTGGCAGTATACAAACTGCCAAGAGCTTGACTTTCATCTCCAATCAGAGTTTTAAAATTACGACTCAATAAATATTTATACCAGTTCTTTAAAATATCCCAGTTAATAACAACTGTTATATCTTTTGGAATTTTATATGGAACTGTAGTTTCCAAAACTGTGACAGGAGATCCAATCCAATTCTCCCAGAAAGTTTCCCATTGGTATTTAACACTGACAGGACAAACAATAAGAGCTGGACCATGTTCTACAGGATCTTCTCTGACCCATGCCATACCAATTCTTGTTTTGCCTAATCCTGGAGAATGTCCCACAAGCCCCCTTCCTTTTTTCCAATAAAGAAATTGTAATGTTTCAATTTGAAAAGGCCAAAGATCATTTGTATTGTTTACTTTGATATCTTTCCAGGGAGGATTTTCATAAAAAGCTTTTACTCTGGTTTCCGGAGGATCTTCACCGTAACCATAAATTTCAAAACCCAATTCATCCAAAGTCATAATGATAGAAGGTTTAATGGGACCACGCCAGTGTTTGTCACCTTTGTTTCCATTAAACCAAAGACCTTTAATCTTTTTAATTTTTTCTATCATTCGAGGATGGTATTTAAATCGGATCTCCAAATGAGTATCAGTAACATCAACTCTCATGTTTTTCTTTTTTTTCCTTTTTGTAATGTTCTTCATTTGAAATTAAACTTAAAATAACAACAACCACTGTGAGTGTAATACCAATTATATTAAACACTATTTTTTCCTTCTTCTTAATCTTAATCTTAATTTTCTTTTTAATTTTTGAACTTTAATAGTAGACTTAATTTTTCTTTCTCTTTTCTGTTTAGCTGCTCTTTTCTCAGCTCTTTCTTTAGCTCTTGCTGCTTTTACTTCTTCTGATAATTTACCCATTAAATACTCTCCATTTTTTCCTGGTGTTGTGCTCTAAACCACAACTTAAGTTTATGTAATCTTTCATCCGGATCTAAAACATCGTAAAGAACTCCGAGTATCGATCTTTCATAAGCTTCTTCTTCAGACATTTCCGGCTCCACATATGTTTCTTTCTTTTTCTTTGGTTTAGATTTATGGATAGCTTCAAGATCCACTCCATAATCTTTCTTCAACCAATTAACAAAATCAATCCAGCGTCCATCTTCTCCCGGATATACCCCGGGGACATGTTTAAAGCCAGACCGTTTAATCCACTTCGCATAAAACTTAAATAACTTTTTCAAATTAGGAATTACCAGAACAGCTTCTGCATTATTTTTAAGAAGTACTTTCTGGTTACTCTGGTAATATTTTCCCATAGCAATAAGACTTTTACAAAATCTAATTTTCTCAGAAAGTGCTAGAGTCTCATAATCATTATAGATTTCTTTTCCTAATACGGTACTTGATTTTTTATAAAGTTCTTTAATCCTGGCATCAAATTCTATTGTAGATTGAGAAGATTTTCTCAATGGTAGAAGATACTGCCAAAACCAACTGTAACCATCCGGAGTTCTTACTCCAGGTTCAGGAGGTCTCAAAGCCTGATAAGAAATATACATAAACTCAGATATGTTTATTATTGCATTTCGATTTCCATAAAATAAATATTTACCATTCTCTCTAACCCGAATATATTTTGTTATAGAAAATTCAATCATTTCCCAAACTTCTTCATCAGAAGCTCCCTTTAAATCATCACCGGGAAACTTTTCCCTATCAAAAAATGGCATCCAGGTATGGTTGGAAATAAATTTTCCGGCCTGCAATAATTTAATTTGTTTTGCTAGGGTCTTCAAATATTTAGTATCCGGGGATTGTGGAATTGAAAAAGCGGGATGTTTACATTGAGCATTAACTTCTTTCGCAACAGATACTACTTTATCAAAAAGCTGAGATTTTCTCGAAGAGCCGGTCAGAAAGTTTGTAGCTATATCATCGGGAGCTTTATCCATTCTTACCGAGGAAGAAACTTTTCTTTTTGGTTTTTTCCCGTTCTTCGAAGAAGATGGTAAAGAATCTACTGATTCTTTTCTTAGACTATGTTCTATAAGTGCAGCCTTTTTAACAATTGTTGATTTGTTACAATTGTTGGTTTCGGCATTAAGAAATGATTCTGTACTTTCCGGTATATTCTCAGGGGTAAATGTTAATACTTTAGTGATAAAAGTATGGTCTTCTTTTAATCCGGTTATCTTTACAATTCCGAATTCCTGAAATGTTCTAATGCCTTCAGGGATAAATCTCATGGAGAGCCCTGAGTACGTGTGAATAACTTTTGTGAAGTATTTGATAGGGGTACCATTAAAGTCGCTGTAGAGGTGTGTGAGTGTCTGATACAATAATAAATACCGGGATAACTCAGTTCCTTCGAATGTTTTTTGTATCAATCTTAAAATGTGTTTTTCCTGCCAGGCAAAAGGTTGTTTCTTTGGATCTCTTTTAACCTTCTTCATTGAAGACCCCCATTAAGTCAAACTCATTAAGTATCTTTGATACAGTAGGGTGATCTAAACCTGATAGTTCAGCCAGCTTAAGTTCTGCAGTTACATCATCAAACCATTCATTTTTAGAATCCATCTCCTGCAGGACAAAATAAGTAAGAAGCATGTTTGGAGTAGCTGGACCTCTTTTCCGGCATTCTTCAAGAACCTTATGATCAATAGACACAAATGGTTGAACTCTCTGTGAAATTATAACATCTTCTCTACTCATATTGCCCCCAGGACATAAAAAAGCGTTCTGTTAAGTGGGCCGAACCGGGTTTTTACACCCCCCACTTAACACAACGCTCTTATTTTTCTCTGTTAAGTGGGCCGAACCGGGTTTTTACACCCCCCACTTAACACAACGCTCTTATTTTTCTAATACCTTTGGTTCGGTAAAGGTACTCTATGGTATAAGCTTATTTTGCTTATTCTTCAAATATAACACAGACGAGTTGAAACATCAAGTATTAAATAAATCAATAACTATTTAAAGCTTTTGTTTGATTCACATACTCAAACTCTACCATTGTCCAATTCACATACATTGCATACACAGGAAAAATATCTCCACCATACATCCAATCATCCAGAATTAACATGTTCTGATGTGATTTACCTGGAAAAGACCATTTATCTACAGCAGCTTTAAAAATATTGAATTCTTTAGACCCTATTACAGCTGTAGTATTACCAGAAGTTGTTTTAATAAATGCAATTATTGTGTTCACAGAAGCTATTGCTGCTTTTGATTGCTGATTTATTTCAAATAAAATCATTGTGTGATTACCTTCCCATTTAGCAATAGCAGCTTCTTTAATTACAGCATAAGCATTTGGCACTTGATTATGTATAGTAGTTCCCCATTTATCTAAACCTTCAGCTGTTAAAATTCCTATTAAAATACAAGTGAATAAAATAATTAAAATTTTCTTTTTCATCATTAGCTCCTTTTTATAAATAAAACAGGGGTAGCAGGCCCCCTGAGTGCAAGTGCAAAGATGGCAACAGCGAATCTTTTACACTCTGTTTACCATTATCAAAATAAAAGCAATGCCTATTGCTCCAATTTAAAAATCCCCTACTGGATTATTAATCCTTTCTAACTCTATTTGTTCTTACAATAACAGGTTTGTCATCTACTCTTCTTTTAAAAATAAAAGCGGGACAAACCTTATCTTTAGGTAAAGCACATTTTTCAAGATAAGCACAATTAGCACATATAATTTGCATATTATCCTCCAAAACCTATGTATTTACGTAAATAACGAACTTCATCTCTGGATAAACTACCAGGATCTCCACCATCATACCTTATTCTTTCTGCTTTTACACCTAATGTTCTTAACTCCAGAACATATTTCTTTGCTTTCTTCCATGCCAGAGGATCATCAGGATCAAAAAGGAAGACCACCCTTTCTAATTCAGCTAATAATCTGACCTGGGATAGAGTTAGACTTGTACCGAAGGCAGTCACTGCTCCCGGCCCAAAATTGAACATGTCAAAAATGCCTTCAACTACAACGACTGTATTGTTTCTACATTTCTCAATGCCGTACAATAGCTTCTTATAGTGAATTTTACTATCTTCAATACGAGCACCCCGATATCTAATCACACCTTCATTGTTTGTGACATCTCTACCTTGATACGACACCAGTTCATTCTTATGAAAGATAGGAAATATAATTCTCCACTCCCAACCATACTCAGCAGCTGGTCCGGTGAAACGTAAGCTCCATTCCTTTGTAAGCTCATCAGGATCAAATCCACGCCCTTCCAGATATAGTCTATGTTTTTTACGCATTTTCTTACGTCCAGGAAGATCCACAATAGACGCTGAAACTTGCTCATCTGTGAGTATATTAGCAGTAGAGTAACTTCCCTGGTAATTTTGTATAATTTCAATAGCTTCTGCTTCAGAACAGAGTAACATTCTTGCTACAGTTTGTGAGACTGGGTGAGAAGAACAGACAAAACAGCTGAAAGTACCACCTCCAAGACTGAAACCGGCCTTCAATGAATTATTTCCGCACCATGGACAGTCGGTCTGGTGCCAGCGTCTGCTAACAGTATATCTAATGCGATAATCTTGACAGAAACGTACTGTATCCCATTTCATAATAATTCCTTGTGGTGAATTTGGGTGCACTTCTCCTAAGTAAGAGAGATACACCTTAAATAATTCCTTGCGGAGCCATTGGGTGATGGATCTCATTTTGGTATCAGGATTCTTCCATTTTCAACCTGTTGCTTTAAATACCCCTCACAGTAGCTGAATACTTCCTTGTCCTGCCAGTTACAGTTATCACCCGACAACATTATAGAAAGCAGTTCAGTGTAAGAATGTTTGTGAGCTCTCTCCAGTTAAGAAAGAGCTGCTGAACACTTCCAGGGGACCAACCCTTACTGAACCGATTACTTAGTATTCAGTTTAAAAGTGCTCAACAGCTCTTTATCTGTTGGCTAAGTAATCGTATGTACACAAGCTGGTTAGACTTGATAATTAAATGTACACACCTTTCACTACTTTGTCCAGCAATTTAACTGTTGAATATTGTTTATTTGTTTAAAAAGTTGAGAGGGGAAGATCAAGGTTTACAGATGATTCCCCTCTCATTCGTTCATACTACTTACCAGATTTTTCCACTACTGTGTACTTTCCGGTATTGGATGAAGGGGAGATGAACCCCTGCCTTGCTTCGGATTGAAGCCTGCACTCCGTGTGCTATCACCCATCTTTGACAATACATTATTTTAAAGCTTGAAACCAGCATTTTAATTCATCCCAAACAGTAATTGAATGACTTTTAGACCATCCATAATGAGTTTTCATATAATTCCTTACTGTTTTCTCTCCAGGAAGTATTCTTCCGGGGCCTGAAGTCTGCCTGTGTAGTTGTCTTTCCAGTAACAACTTCAATAGAAACCGTGCATCCTTTGATAAGTATACAGCAGATTCCCATAGTTCAGCAGGATTTATAAGATATTCAAGAGCTTCATTACTTCCTGGTATCAATTGTGATCCAGCTATTTCTTTCTGTAATCGCTTTAACTGCCAGTACAACCATGTACCAAAGGAAGTTCCTCTGTCTGGATCAAAAGAGTGAAGCGCTTCACAGAATATCTCGTAACCCTGCTGCAAACAATCTTCATACTCTACTGTCCCTTGAAAGCTTCTATACACTTTTGAAGCTTTACTTCTGATCAGAGGATTCCATTGCTCTACAGTTGCAGGCATCATGTAACTCCTTTAGCTAATACTGAGATTCCTATTTCAGCAGCTATCAAAAACCAAGTATTAGAATCTGTTGAAACTGTATCATCCTCAAGATTTATAAACAGTATTCTGCTTATCATAGGGATATGAATGTCTTTTTTACCTGTGACAAAAGGTATGTTATGCTTTGTTAATACTTCTATTAAAAAGTCTTTTTTCAAGCCTACGTTCAGATTCTGATTCTGCATATATCATTTCCTTTGAAGGGGCAAAATCCCCAGTACCTTCTGTTCTTACTAATCTATAAGCCTGATGATTAGGCTCTGTTGATTTTTTCAATCTCTCAATATGAGCTTTTGCTTTTTTGAGGTAGATATAATCTTTTCCTTCATTTAATTCAGCCAGGGAAGGGCCCCATAAGACTGTAAGCCTTTTAGTCATGGAACAATTCCTACATCCCAGGAGTAAGTATCAAGACCATCTTCACCTTTGCAGTAATTCTTAATCCACGCATCATATTCATCATCTGTGAGTAGTCTTACTATTTGATCAATTACCCACGTTTTATGATGAGCACCATCAATTTGACCACATTCAATAATTATTTCAAGAGCTTTTTCTATTCGTTTTTTACTGTGCATTAGACTCTCCTATAAAAAGTGAGGTACGGGCTCCTGCATTGTAATAAACTTTACTCGTGTGATGTGCGAGTACCCGTACTACCAGCACGAAAGTTTTGAGGTAAGCTAAGTTCATACGAACAGCTCCCTCAACAACACCTGAAGAGATTTGACCTCTTCAAGTGTTTAATTCATAATTCTTATACTCTTTAATAGCTTCATCTCTGAAACCTTTAATAAGCTTATGAGATACTTTCTGAGATTTGAATTCAGATATAGCCAGAGGATCGTCATTATGTTTATCAAAGTCCACAACCACCACCACCTCAGCTTTACAAGTAGAATAAACTGCTCCAATAACACCATCTTCAATTCCAATATAAATCTTTACCATTAAAAACCTCCAATTAATCTATCATTATAGTAATCTTTATGTCTGGCTCTATTATCTTTGGGAGAACGTAAAGGCATTATTACTGTACTAATTCGATCTTTAATCCACCACCGCAGCTCAACACCATCCCAGCCCTCCGGAACTCTGTTCTCTTCAAGTTTTTGAACCATGTCCTTGAGAATAGTCTCCACGATATCTTCTACGAGGTCTATCTTCACTTGCTTTTCCATAATAAACTCCTTCACCCAAAGTGGTCAGTAAAAACTTACACTGCAATAAAAGATCAGGATCTTTATATTCAGCATCATCCAACATAGTATTTAAAGCTCTTTCTAATAAGTAAAGCTCTTCTTCAGTAACTCTTATAAGGGTACCTTCAATTGATTTATCAATAATTTTCATTCTTCATCCTCCAGGAAAAGATAGAGTTCTTGCTGAATCTCTTCTTTGTCCATAGTTAATTCTTCTACACCATCAACTAACCAATTTCCAAATTTCAATAAACGATCTTCTTGTTTAAGAGCTTCTTCTGCTTTTTTACTTTCTATGAGTTCATCTTTCTTATAATGGTACTCAAAAACCATTCCAGTATAAATATTCCAATCATCTATATGATTTTGGCAATCTTCCAACTCTTCTTTGAGTTCATACCAAAAATCATAAGGTTCATAGATATCAATTTGTTTTGTCATTTCAGTATAATTTTTGTAAACAGTATAAAGATCTACAATTTCCTGTACTGTTAATCTGATTTTTGTTTCAGTTTTCATAGATTGCTCCATTGGGAACTCATTGCATTTGCAATTCCAGTAAAGGTAGTATTGCGTAATTTAGCTCTTTCAGGTGTGTTACTCGGTGCAAAAAACCACTTAGGCACTCGTTTTCCACTTTTAGTGATCATGTACTCAGGTTCAACTATTTTTGTAGAAGCCAGTAAAGGTAATCCTTTCAACCAAAGACAAGTTTTCTTTGGTTCAGGATGTCCAAATTGATAAGGTTGAATGATCTGATCCGGTTTTCTCCACCTAGTAGACATAATCCCTACTGGATTTTCAATGCAGATTTTAGGTATATCAGCATCTGCTAATTTCATAAAGAATTCAATAGCTTGCTGCCTGTGTAATTGTCTGGCAGGGAACCGTGGATGGGGTCTCCTTTGCTCCACAGGCAATTCCTTATCATCAGGATGATAAAACCATTTGTTGCCTGTCACGGTCAGATATGTACATGGAGGAAAACCGATCATCATATCGAATCCTACATTAATAATGTCAAAAACATCACCTTGATAATGTGGTCCAGGTCTGTCAGATGGCAATAAATCACAACTGATTGCATCATGACCTTTTGCTATAAAGGCATCTCTTACAATTCCTGAAAATTCACATGCAATCAAGATTTTCATATGTAATCTACCTCCATAAAATCTAAAACTTTTCCTACTCCCAAATTATTAATACAATAATCATAGAGTTTAGGATGTGTTTTTTTCATTCTCTGAAATCTGTTTTCATCTTTTTCAAGATGAACTCCGAACATACAAAAGGCACAACCAGTTCGAGGATATCCCATCTCATAAATACTGGAATACTTTAAATCATATTTTTTAATATATTCCCAGATATCTTTCTCTCTCCAAAATGCAATCGGAGTTGACATGGGACGGTTTCCCTCAAAAGAATTACAACCTCTCTTAAGGTACACTGTACTTCTTAATGTGGATTCTTCTACCATTGTTCCTACAATAGGAACTTTTCCAGATTTCTTTTCAAAAGATTTTACAGGATATTTTTTCAAAATATTACAACAGTTATGTGATATTTTAAAGGGAGCATCTATCATGGGTCTCCATTTTTTAGCCATCATCCCATTTCCTTTTTCATCACCATACAATCTTTTATTTCTTAATTTTTCAGATTTAGTAGTTCTAATTTCATGGAGTTTCTGAGCAACCTCTTTTGAAATCACTGGATATCCATATTTTTCCAGGACTTCCCTGAATGTCATTTTAGGTTTTACCCATGTGACATTGTTTATAATTTTTACAAATGATCTTATTTCTGGAAACTCTAATCCGGTATCAATGAAGACTGCTTCGACATCCGGAAATTTACTTCTAATAAGATGAAGTAAAACAGTAGAATCTTTACCACCTGAAAAAGAGACATAAATCTTACCACCAAAATGATAGTAATATTCACTTATTCTTATTAAAGACAATCTTTCTTTCAATTCCAGGGGCATAGCTTGTCTAGCCTGTAATAACTCTCTAGTCATAAAGAAAATCCTTTAAAGTAACAATATTCAAATGTGAATCAAAAATAATGAAATCAATTTTGTCATTTATCAATTTTCTGATTCTGGATTCAGCTGTTTTTTTACTTTTGTGATTTGAAGGTAATCTTCCCATCTGGTAAGTAGGCATCACAGTAAATTTTGTATTTTTAGAAATCTTCAAATCCGTAACACCTGTATTTTCTGTGACTTTAACCTTTACCATACTTACAACCTTTATGATTTATTTACTTATACTAATACTATCAGCAGGTAATGAAAAATCTACATAAGATTTAATGATCTATTTCTTTCCATTGCCATCTGATTATATTCAGCTATTACAAAAGGATGCCACACTCCAATTTTTTCCTGATAAGAATCAAGAAATTCAGGGTGTTCACGGCTCCATTGCTTCATTTCAACAACTTCTTTTTCTGATAAATCTTCTCTGAATAATGACATAATATCCTCCTATGATATTCCCATTAGTTCCTTTGCATCATATAACGCATTTGCTGTATGCTTTCGACTCCAGCAACCATAATTTCTTGACCAATGAAAACCTCTGGATTTAATTCGATTGATCACATCCCTATCCGGTTTTTCATCATGGGTAATTGTCACTCTATCATTTTCAATATCAATCACACCACCATCAAAAGGGATTGCTTCAAAGATATTCTTGACCTCTATCCTTCTTCTCATGGTTATGATCTTATCTTTTGCAGCTTTGATTTTGGCATTGTTGTTTGTCAGACTGAAAGATTGAAATCCCAGACCACCATAACAATCTGGCACCATACATCCCCTTGCTAATTTTTCAGACAATCCAGCTTCAATCATTTCCTGGATTTTCTCTTCATCAGTCTTATTCTTCTGTCTGATTATTTTATTAGCAGATTTCATGATCATTTGACTGGTCATAAGTTTATCAACTTTTTTGATTGCTGCATCCATGTCATCTTCAGGTGACAAATTATGCACACGGTTTACAGCTTTAGAGAATCTCAGTCTCCATTGTCTGAAATCCTGCCATGATTTATCCTCTGCATTATTTGCTTTCTGATTTCGTCTGGTAGGGAAGTTTGCAGGGCCTGTGATCATTACACTCATGCACCGGCTTTTTTTACCCAGCCAATCACGGACGTGATCAATATACTTACTTTCATAATTCCCAGCTTTTTCACCCAGGGAAATCAGATCTTCTTCAAGTTCCTGTTCCAATTCTTTGAGAATCTGATCCCGTCTTTTCTCCGGATCAAACGATGTTCCGGAATAAGCCTGATAAGCTACTTCATGTAATTCTTTTAATCTTTCCATTCTTTACTCCTCATTATCTGATAATTGCATAAACATAACCAGCCTTAGTAACATACAAGGGATTAGATTCTAATTTGCCAGAATATAAATATTCCTCCTGTAACTTTTTTGGCATAGTTAAAAACTTTTTAATTTTATTATGTTTAATGCAATAATCATAAGCTTCTTTTTTATTCATAACTTACTCCCACTTTGCTTCATTCCATTCTTTTGATTGTCCAGTAATCCAATTCCCAAATTCAGCATTGAGTTTTTCCAATTCTTTTATGAAAGCTGATTCTCTTTCAATCTGATACAGATAACAGCTAAATGTTTTGTGCATTTGTATATCTGTTACATTTGCAAAATCAAAAAACCATTGTGTAGGAATACGTTTCAAATCTGAAAAAAGAATAGAATCTTTTTTTTCATCTTTGTATCTTTCCACATAAGCAGTTTCATTCATATCATAAAGCAGCCAAGGGATATTCCCTTGTTCATCTGAGACTCTACAACCTTTCATAAACTTGTAAAGTTCAGGATAATCATCTTCAGCATTCCATAACTGGAAATGTGATCTTTGTGTGATTCTTTCAGGATTAAATGTTTCAATTAAAAATATAGAAATATTCTTAATAGATTTTTCACTCAACATCATCACTGACATAAATCTACCTCCTTGGATTAAAATATCGGCTGATACTTCCCTTCATAGAAGTTGTTAAAAATTCTTTTAATTCATAGTATCTATCCGTTTCTTCTTCTAAGAAAAGATCAGATGCATTTTTCCCACGTTCCAGGATCTCATCCAATTCCCTGCATTCATTAGGCCAATGTTCCATTAAAAAATCATTCAAGAGTTCATCACCTTTGACACTGTAACAATATTCTGCATCAGGTAAATCTCTTGAAACTATTTTCAATTTTTCATTGAGTGCTTTCTGTTCGCACTCCAACATGGATTTTGCTTCAGTCTCACAATAATCATGTCCATAAAATCCCCAGCATGATTCAAAAATGTCATATTCCTCATTTTCAATCACATACCCCCAGACATCACCAGTCAAATACTGATCATATGTTTTAACCTCATTACGGAGATATTCTTCAATTTGCTGGATACGTTTTTTTGTCAGTTGTTTCCAATCATATTCTTTCCGAACATCTTCTTTAGAAACTGCAATAAATCCCACTTGACCAGAATCCCATGGACAACCGAAACTACCAGTGCTCATAGTTATTCCTGAATGGTCATACAGATACAGGGGAAGTGATATGTAATGTTTTTCAAATAAGGCTTCAATCTTTTCAAGATTACCATCTGAAATATTTCCCCAGTCATCATAGTAAGATTCTGGTATTAAATCAGATATCAATCCCATTCTAAAATCAACCGGACTTTCACTAGGTTGTTCATCCCCTAAGTTATATCGGGAATGCCAGCAGTACATGGTACCCAGATTATCACAATCTGTTCTGGGATGCATCCCTGAATCTTCATCCTGTTCAATTCTATATTCTAATTCAACTACCATAGATTCACTCCTTTCTGGTTTCTCCTGCAATTTCTTCTATGATTGCCAGATTGCATTCTTCTCTGGTGAAAAAACAAACATTCTCTTCATGTTGAATATAATAATTTCCATGAGGTGTAAATGTCTCGTAAAAAATGCCTTTATCATTAATAATAATTTTTTTTACTTTGCGATTTTTTGCTTCCCTATTGTCTTTCCAAACAAAAGTATCACCAACATTAAATTTTACTTCAATTTTCATGAATAATCTCCTTTACCTTTTTATCATAATTCTCAAGAAGATCCATTTGAAATAACCGCAACGATTCTATGGATTTTGTTTTCAATATTTCATGAGACAATCTTTTACCCATAGATTTTGTTATTTTCTGAATACTTCCAATTAGTATCTGTTTTTCAATAGTCATTCTATTTTCTATGTGACGCACAATTTCTTCACATTCTTTTGTCTGTCTTTTAACACGTTCAAGAATAACAGTGATATGAGCCTCATTAGCAAAACCTGTGATCCCATTAATATAATCCTGAGATGCTTTAAGTTCTCTCATTTTTGAACTCAATATCTCTTTTAAATTTTCCAGACTACAATCATCTAAACTTATATCACTCATATGAACTCCTTTAATTTTCCAAAGCAATAAAGAATTCATCTTCAGTACCATTTAAAGTAACACCATCCAACCATGTTAATCCAATGCACATAGTAGATATTGTACAATTGATAAGATACTGTCCTATTCTATCTTTAATTACTGGATATATTTCACTACTCCAATAAACTGTTTTTCCCTCATCTACAGCTTTTTTGATTTCTTCTACAGTCATAATTCACTCCTTTCAAGAGTAATATTTACACAGCCGGTCTTGATGATTGAAATTCCATGATGAATAACCCACCATCCCCCAATCACTATTCAAAACCGGTAATATAACTATTCTCTATTTCAACAATTCTCCTCCTTTTCAGGTTCAATCAATTCAGCATCAATTAAAGCCTGTTTCAATTTCTTTTTATCTTCATCGGTAGCTCTCCACTTCCCCGATTCAATTTCTGCAAGTTTCTTTCTGAGTACTTTAATCCTGGATTTTTTCTGCTGCCTCATCCATTTTCTCCTTCAATGCTTGTTTAAGTAATCTACTGACTTTATCTCGGTCATTCGGATTATCTTCCACAATGATTGCTATAGTCAGTTTATCTAATTGACTGTAATCAAATTCTTTATGTTTTTTAATCCAGTCATAACATTCATCTTGTTCCGGTTCATGATCTATCGGCATATTAGGTATGTCAGACCATGCACCACCAAATTTTACAGTTTTGTGCTTTGGAAAATAATCACACCAGACACCACATTGATTATAATTTCCTGCAAAGTCTATAATGCATACAGATTCTTCTTCACTCATAATTTCATTCCTTTCCATATTTTATGATTAATGCAACAAATTTTCTTCAAGAAATGAGTAATATCCTTTTGTAGAAACTATCAGATGATCTAAAATCTCTATTCCTATAATGATACCAGCTTTTATTAATCGAGTTGTGATTTCTTTATCTTCAATAGATGGTTCCAAATTAGAGCTTGGATGATTATGACAAATCATTATGGCTGCTGCATTATCTTCTATCGCTGGACGGAAAATCTCCCGTGGATGTACCAAAGTCCGATTTACCAGTCCAATACTTACAACATGGGTCTTAATCAGTTCGTGTGCACCATTAAGGGTAGTCACCATGAAGTGTTCCTGCTTCTTGTCACAATACTCAGCATACAAGGGGAAAGCGTCCCCAGGAGCTGTTATCTTCTTTGTGGGGTTCTCTTTCTCCATGACCATTAGTTCATGAAGTAATTCTTGTTTTCTGTTCATAACACCACCTATGCTTCAAATTTCTCCAATGCATAATAAAATATATCATCCAAATAACTACGGAGATCAGTTCTTTCAATTTGCCGATAACCGGCCTTATTTGTATGAAACTGCAATATAAAATCTGTAGGATTTTTCCGGTGAAATCGTATGGAAAAATCTATGAATCCAATATAACCACCCCATTCATCCATTGCATGATATGAATTCTTACAGACTAATTTACCATCTTTCTGTTCAGAAAATTCCCAGTCACAGTCTATACCAGATCCATGAGGGAGAATTTCTGTAAGATAATCTTCAAAATCTCTATCCATGAAGTATTCATCAGATAATAATATTTTAACAGTGTACCCTTCATTTATAGCTTCTTGAACATATTTTGAAAGAGATTCCAAAAATTCATAATGCGATCCTTCCTGGAAAAACAAGGAAGGATAATTGTGTCGTTTTGCAACCGGATAGACAGTAATATTGCCCATGCGATCTTCCTTTATATCACATTTAATCATCATGTCTCCCACCATCCTGTTGAACCTATGGTATTATCAGCACCATAATAATTAGTCAGCATGTAAACTTGCATACCAAAATCCATTGATTTAAATTCTTCCATGGTCTGACCTTGACAGTCTAAAAATTCTGTCCAGTCAACCCAGTCAAATTCCTCTTCTATGGGATATCTATTAGGATCAATCCACCCTGTAGTCCATCGTCCATTCTTACCATCTTCCGGGCCATCATAAGCAACAAAAAAATACTCACCTTTCACGCATGGATACTTTTTCACAGCTCTCTTGAATTTCTTCCATATCAATCCATATTCAAAGAGGGAAGTTTCAAGATCCGCATCCGATCCTTCAAATTCTCTCTTTTCATATTCGGAGATTCTTATACCTTTCATGGTTCACTCCTCATAATCTCTATTGCATCAGGCATAATAGTGATTCTTTCAGCATATTCTTCACCTTGCAGCCGTCCGACAATACGTACATTCATACCTTTTTCAAGGGTGTACTTTCTACCGAATGGAGTCATAATCTGAAATCGATTTTCAATTTTAATAGTTTCACCAGCCTCATCTTCTGCATTCCTGAAAGACTGGATTACAAAATCTTTTTCATGGGTTTCAACCACCTTACCCTCAAGTAAAATGCTGTTCAAATCACCGTATTCCATACGATCCTCCAATAAATAATCAAACAGACAGTCGTAAACTGTCCGTCCAAACATTTATACAGAATGTTTGAGATCTTTCAGAGCTGATACTTTATTATCAGTCATACCAAACTTTCGTATGGATCTCTGAAGTCTTTTTACAGACTGGGCTTTTGATCTGTCTTTTCTTTTCATAATATCCTCCAGGATAAATCAAATCGAAATTCTCGGGTAAAACAACCACCACCCCTCCCCTAATATGTTCCTATATAGGGGAAGGGGTCAGGATCAAATTGTTTACAATAAGTGCATGATTTACAATATTTAATATATTTTTTACTTGTTTAATTACATGTATACTATCAGTGTAAAATGAATTATTTACATGATATTTTTTAATTATTTTTTATAAGTTTAAATTGTTTTTTTGTACATTATACTATCAGTGTAATATGAAAAAAATGCATAAATTTTTTAATTTTATTCATACCAGGAAAAGTACGTGAAAATTTTAGTCCAGTCATCATCCTGGAAAAAATACACTGTTGTATTATATGAGAGAATACCGTTTTATTCTTTACTGTTATAACTCTCTATTGTTTTTCAAAAAAAATTCAAATTTTCCCTGCGAATCCGAGCTTACTTTTTTAAAAATGTAAAAATTCGAAAATTTGAAAAGTACGTAATCACTTGTGGATAACTTTGTTAATAACCTGTTGACATTGTGGATAACTTCAAATTTGCTTGTGAAACAATCACGATAAAAACATTGCTATTTTCTACTGTTTTTTACGGTTATTTTCTATCAGAATTTTTTACTATTTGATTTATTAAAAATAATCTATTATTTTACTGTTTTTTTTATTTGTCAATATTTGATTATAAACAAATAAAACAAATCGACAATTGACTGATTATCACCTTTATTGTACAAAAAACCGTGTTACAATCCGATGATATAATTTGACCGGATTGTAACACAAAATAAATAAAGGATGTTATAAAACAATGTATAAATTAAACATTGTTTTTTAGTTACTATACTATCAGTTTAAAATGAATTATTTGCATAAGAATATTAGTTTTTTTGTTATAGATTATCAGGTATAGACTGGACAGAATTTTTCAAAAATTTTTATTCACCAGGGAAAGTCAAATTTTGAATTTTTTCATTGCTTTATCACTTCCCTATAGACACAAAAAAAGCCGATTGATAGATTAGTATCAACCGGCTAAAGTAAGCTTGTGCAGCTTGTTTTATGCTGTTTTGCCTATGGTAAAGACTGTATTATTCAATTCCAAATTTTGGAATTCTTCCCTTATTTCTTCCCACGCAATAGAAAATTGATTAAAAGTAATTTTCTTATCTTTAATAAAGGTATCCCAAAAATTTCGTTTACCCATATGACAAGAAACGTTTTTATTGACGTCCGATTTTTTAAGCTTGAAACCAATACCGGTTTCTAGTTCAAGAAGTAAATTCCGGCCATAAGTAGATAGACTTTCCCTGAAAATAACCATGGAATTGTCAACATTATTTTGTCGTCCAATATCAGTATAGTCCTGAAGACTGTTTTTAGACATACCTAATTTATGGGCTTGTCTCCAAAATCGTACCATTAAATCAGATAGTTTATACCAGTACCATGATAAAAAACTTCTACCTTTCAAGGCATTATAAGATTGTAAAGCTTCAACAAATATAAGGGAAGATTCGCTATAAATGAATTCGCTAAAATCATCATAGCTCATTGGGAACCTTGACGTTGATACTTCGTTTACTTCATCTTTATCAAATCCACCTTTACCCCATATTTCATAGAGAATAGTCTTTCTTTTCTTGCCTATAAAAGCCTGTACAATGTTATCAGTAAACTTTATAGACTTGAATTCATGGTTATTCACCCATAATTGACATGGACAGAAACCGGTCTGTTCTTTACTCATAATCATACTATCAGCATAATTACGGGCTGAATTCTTCCCTTCCCTTGCAAGCCGGAATTCTCTTTCTTCCCTGCTCTCCTTTACTTGTTCTTTACTCATAATCGTTTTTTGTTCCATTTTTAAACATCCTTATAATATTTATTTGATTATAGTAAAATAATCATAAAGACAGTCTACTTTTGACGGTAGACTGTAAATACAAGTATTTTAAGATTATAAAGCTTGTACTTTTACTGTTTTTCTATTTGATCGGTTTAAGGCTATATTCATGAATAAACCGGTCAAATTGTAAGAAAGGCAATAAACATCTATTAAGGCAATTATTAAGAATAGGATAGATCCGGTATTAGTAAGCAACATAATACTAACAGCATAGATGATAATTTCAATTATGATTGTCAAAAGATCCATTTTACTAATATTTCTACTTTCAAAAAACTTGTTTAATTCAATAAGTTTATCTCTTGAAAATTCAACAGTCTGTTTTGCTAATTCTTCAGCTTTGATAATAGACTTAATACCGTATTCAACAGTTTTTACACTTGCTAGCTTTGCATATAATCCGGCAAATTCCATTTTGCTTTTTACACTGTCTTTCAATTCATTTACTGTAAATGTTGCTTTTTTAGTTGTCTCCATTTTGTTTTACCTATTTCCCTTATTTATTTTTAATAACGGCATACACCATTATTTATTGACTATTTGTTTATCCCATAAAAAGACTTTTTGCTATTAACAAATACATTAAAATCACTTGCTGAATTAAAGCTGTAATTTACGGGTTTTGGTGTAATTGTGTTTCTTGTTACTTCAGCCTGATATCTATTTGCATTGTCTAATCTACTTATCATTTTTTCTGTTGCGGTCATAATTAAACATCCTTTTAAACTCTATTTATTTTGATTGTAAAATAATCATGCAAATACCCTTTGTAAATAAAGGGTATAAACACAAGCATTTTCATTTGAATGGTACAGTATATATACTAAGATATTCACTGTTTTTTATGTCAATATTTGCAGGTTGTCAGAACTGCCTTTTTAAGATAATAAAAACTTATCTGTTTACTTACTATCTAATATGAGTATAATATTAATAGATTCATATGTCAAACGATTTATTGGTCATTTGACATATAAATAGTAAAATAAATTATTTTTTTACTGTACAAATATTAAGTAGTTTTTAGGGAAATTTTGTCCAGTTTGAACAGTGAAATAATGATAGATAAGTGAATAATAGAATAGATACAATTGCAAGGATAGTAAGTAAGAATATAACCGGATGAATACAAGAGTTATTGCATAGGATACAAAAGGAGATATAGATATAATTTAATCCGATATGCATAGGTATAATGATCATAGATATAATAGCAATGAATAGAGTGAATAATAGCAATGAATAGAATAAACTATAACAGGATAAGTACAATAGAATACAAGCATAGTAATATTGAAGATAGTTCTTAATAAGTATAACAATAGAAATAGTAGTAATATATAAATAATAAAACCTATGTAATTAAGTAGTAAGAAGTGGTAACTATACTCTTTACATCTTCCCATTTAAACTATGCTATAGACAGATTATGCAATTGCAATCATTCAACAATTGTAACTAAGTGACAATTGCATGTAAGTTATCAACAGTTTATTATCAACAAGTTACTAACAAGTCTATATATAGCATAGAGTTAAATCAAAATGAAATTCTCTATTGAATTAAAGGACAACCCCACAAGCAATATAGCAATTGTTATAATATGGCTATTGTTGATATCTGCTATTGTAGTATGGGCAGAAAGGCAGCAGGGGGCAGGGGCACCTGGTATAGGGGTGTGGGGGTTTTAACTCTAAATTTTATATGATAATACCTCTCTATAGAGTATGTTACTTATGTATACTATAAAAATTTTTATTATAGTTATTGTCCTAATATGCTTCTCCTGCCTCTCTATACACTCCTTACTGTGTTTCTGGTACCTTTTCTCCGGTCCTGCTGTCTGTATTGCTCCTGCAGCTGTTATTGTTGTCTGTAGCACTTCTACGGAGTAGTTTAGAGTGTTTCTGCAGTGTTTATATGTAAATCTGAGCTGTATTTAAGTTGATCCTTATTTTCTATAAAAAATTTATAAGAAATGTGGGTATTTATATGGTTTTTGAGAGTATGACAATATTGTGCTAATTAAAATATTACGTTTATTCTTCATTGTATGTGTGTAAACTGGATTTTTGCCTTGTACTGTTATTGTATTCGATTTGATACTTTTATAATTTTGACGATATTGTGCTAAAAATAATAAAACATAATCCTGTACTGTCGTTTAAATGACTTTTAACAAGCAATATGAATCTTTAGTTTTATTTCCCCGGAATTCGTGTATAATAGTATTTAAGATATATGGAGGATTTTATGATTTTAAAGATGATGAATACGGAAAATGGTAATGTTTTAATTGATAATATTGAGCAGATTACCAGAGTTGGGATAACCAGGGATCTGGGGGAGACTGTTGAGATAATAGGGAAAAATAAAATACCTGTATTGCGGAAAAAAGAAGAAGTTCTATGTGATATTTTATCCCATTACAACATGCCGGAAAAACCAGATGTTCTGCAGGTTTTTAATCTGGTAATCCGGAGTGTTGTAGATAACCGGAAAGAGTTTAGAACTGTACTGTTTACAGGTCCGGGATTCCTTATGAATGATACTGGATTTACCATATCTGCATATGAAATTCCAGAATAAATTGTAATTCAACTTTTGCACCCATATGCAGATAGTTGGTTTTAAAATTTATCACTATTTTGTACTTATTAAAATCAACTATTGTCATAAATCAACAATTGTCGAAAAGGCCGAGCTATAAGAACATAGTCTTAGAGTAAAGTACTATAAGTAAACTTATAGATACTTTACCGTTTTCTTCGAAAAACGTAAAAAATTAAAAAGATAATTTCTTTCCGGTAAAAATAGTAATACCGTTTTTATTTATTTAATCTATAATAAATATGTAAGGAGTTCACTTCGTGAAAAATAATAAGCGTTGCGTGATAGCAGGAAGAAGAGACTTTGATGGTTCCCTTTCCGATTTTAAATTAGTGCGGAAAATGGTTCGGAAATATAATATAAAAATAATCGTTTCCGGGAAAGCTTCTGGGGCTGATGAGTTTGGAGAATTCTGTGCAGATATTCTGGATTTAAAAGTAAAACCATTTCCGGCTTTATGGGATGATTTAACTGTGGATCCATGCATTGTGAAAGAGAGATGGGACGGAAGCAGATATAACTGTATTGCAGGCCATAATCGAAATCGGGAAATGGCTGCTTATACTGATTACGTTTTTCTGTTTCCAGGAGGAAGTGGAACTGCGAATATGAGAAAAGAAGCGAAGCTGCATAAAAAGAAAATTATTTATGATGCTTTTGATTCTGTTTGACATTACCAGTTTTGTGAGTTATACTTGTTTTCATGAGAGCATTTGAAACAGATGAATATGGAAGTATAATTGAAGAGACTGTTGGGGAAGCAGCAGAAACAGCGGCTTTAATTTTAAAAGAAGCAAAGGATGCTGAAGAAGCCGGGTTGCCTCTTGCAACTTTCCGGGCAAGGCAACTTCCAAAATATGATAAGATCCGAAAAATCCTGCAAGAGGATGCAAAGCGAGTTCCCCGGATTCATATAATAAAAAAATATGGAATCTCCAGTGATACTTTTTATCGGTGGATAAAAGATCCGGATAAATATCTTGACCGGTATCGGCTCCCGGAAAAATTAAATATGAATTTTGAAATGGACCTTGTTCGTAAACGTGAAGGGGAAGCTCATTCTGCAGAACTCATAAAAGAAAGTCTGGTTGATTTGAAACTTGAAGATAATGAAATTATTTTTATTTATTTATATATGCTTCACAGAAATGCAACAGAGGCTATGGTGCGACTTAAGAGTGGAGAGTTTGCTACAGATGCAAATAGAGTTGCAGCACGATACCAGGCCCAGCAGTGGATGAGGAGAGATAATATCAGGCAGGGTATCCAACGTATTCTGGAATGGGAAATTGATTCCATGAGTATGACTTTGAAAAATGATATTATCGGACAACTTTACAAACAGGCTTTTTATGATCCGGCAATGTTTATCAATGGAAATGGAAGTCCAAGATTTACAAGTCTTGATGATATTCCTCTGGAGTGGAGATGTTGTGTTGAAAGTATCAAAACAAATATGCATCCTAAAAATACTAATGTTGTGACTTATGAAATTAAACTTGCTAATCGTGGTGAGGCCAGAAGGGAACTTTCCAAGTATATTAAACTCTATGAAGATTCCGATACCGGACTTGCAAAGATGGGTGAAGGTATTGCAAAGATGGCACAGATGGCAGAAGCTGCAGGACGTAGAGCTCAAATGCAGACTGTTGAAGAAAGTAATGGATCCTCTTAGTGATCATAGAAAAGACAAAAAGAAAAGTAGGCAGACCTCCGGGAATTCCCGGAGGTAAATCCAGACAATTTTTAAAAAAGAAAACCATAAGTCTTGATGTTGAAAGACTTATCCGGAAAACTGTTTTTTCACAACCCCATTTACTAGGTCATAGTTTAGGGTTTGAAAAGTTACTTCCCCTTCACAGTGGATGGATCACTTCCATGTGGGACACTCACCAAAATATAAATGCTCTTCAGGCACACAGAGGAAGTTATAAAACTTCTGCAGTTACTGTAATTGGAATTGTCAGACATCTTTTGACTTTTCCCAATGCACGTATTGCAATCATTAGAAAAAGTTACACAGAGGCTGCATCTATTTCTGGGGTTGTCAGGGCCTTTATGCGGTCTGCTGTCATGAAAGATTTGTTTCAGGCCATTTATGGAATTGCTCCCAGGGAAATTAGAAAGAAAGAAGCAAGTATTACCTGGAATTTTAAAACAACAAATTCTAAAGAAGGAAATCTGGATGCTTATGGAATTGGAACTAATATAACCGGAGCTCATTATGATGTAATTGTTCTGTGTGATATTATCACATTAGATGATCGAGTTTCAGAAGCAAAACGTGATGAAACTATTGAGTACATGAGAGAAGTAATTACAAATGTATTAGATCCCGGTGCCAGATTGATACACGAAGGAACTCCCTGGCATAAAAAAGATGGATGGACAATTACACCTCCAGCTCCTCATATGAAGTTTGATGTTGATAGAGTTGGTATTTTAACTCCGGAAGATATTGCTTATAAGAAAAAATATACTACAGATGTGCTTTTTAATTGTAATTATATGCTCCAGCACGTTGCTGCCAGTGATATGATCTTTCAAGATCCTTGTTTTGCTCCTGCAGAGCCCTGGCGAAACAGTTATGCTCATGTAGATGCAAAATACGCTGGACAGCATACTGGCGCTTACACAGTGATGCAACTGCATAGTAATAAACGGATTCAAGGTTTTGGTCAATTATTTTATGACGATTTTTCTAAAGCATCCTCCGGAGATGCGACAGCTATTTCAGATGTGGCAATTAGAATTGTAAAAGATTGTTCTGCCAGATTTGTTAGAAAAATTTTTATTGAAAGTAATGCTGATAAGGGTTTTGGAGAAAAAGAATTGCAACGAGCTATAGACAGATTGGCAAAAGATGGTATTATAAACCATAGACCACAGGTTTCTGAATATTTTGAAGTCACTAACAAAGATATGAAGATTCAGACTTATGGTAAACGATACTGGGAGAGGATAGATTGGACTCCTCTTACTGATCCGGAATATCTGGAACAGGTTATTGATTACATGGATGGACAGGAACCGAATGATGCACCAGACTCTATGAGTAGTTTACAAAGACAATGGTTACATCCGGAAGACGGGGGAAGCAGATATGGATATCTGTACTCGTGATAAAGGGAGTTTGATATGACTGAAAATAGTAAAATAATTCGACAGGATGGTTGGGATAATATCTATAAGGGATTTGGTGGAAGGCAGGATGTCACTAAAGATACTTCATTTGGAGATTTTAAAGTTGTTTCTGATCTTGAACTTGCCAGTATGTTTGCTGGAGATGGATGGGTTAAAAAACTAATAAAAGCACCTGCTGACGATATGACAAGGGCCTGGATATCATTATCTGATGATGGGGATTCTGATATTCTTAAGCAGTTAAAAAAATTAAAAGCAAAGGCTGCTTTTAATACTGCTATTAGCTGGGCAAGGCTGTTCCGCGGTGGTGTTATCTGGATGGTATCAAGTAAACCTCGTGAGAAACCTTACAAAGATGGTGAGAAGCTGGATATCAGGCAGTTGAAGGTATTTTCTGCCAGTCAAATTAAAGTAATAAAATGGGAAGATGGAAAATCGGATCCAAGTAGATATGGTGAACCGGTCCTGTTTGAAGTGACACCAGGTGGTAATCAGAATAATTCTTTTAAAGTACATGCAACTCAGTGTCTGATAATCAAAGGAGATCCTATTCCAGTTGTAACTGATCCGGGATTCACCAGTATGTTTTCTACTGGTACTGTAGATGAAGAAGAATATATGTATTGGGGTACAGGTGTAGTTCAGAGTATTTATAATCAATTATCCAGATACGGCACATTTGAACAGGGAATGGGTAATCTGGGAACCGAAATAATTGTTGCTATTTATAAAATTGCCGGTTTACGAGAGATTCTTCAGTCAGAAAATGGTGCTGAGATAATGGCAAATCGTATGGAGACTATGAATCAGGCTAAATCAATACTAAATGCTGTATTCCTGGATTCTGAAGGTGATGAGGATTTTTTCCGGAATACTCCACAGTTAGCTGGTGTTCCGGAACTTTGGGATAAGTTCATGATGGTTCTTTCTGGAGTCACTAATATTCCGGCAAGTCGTTTGTTCGGCCGTCAAGCAAGCGGCCTAAATAACAAAGGCGAAATGGATGAACGTAACTATAATGCCTATCTCACCGGACAGCAGGAACTGCAGATGGAAGGAGTTCTTACTACTCTTTTAAAACATATGACAGGTAAAGAAGTGTCTTTTGATTTTAATAATCCCTGGGAACCAAGTGTGCAGGAAGCAAATTCAATGCGAGGGGAGCAAGCTAAAACTGATAAAATATATTTAGAGTTAGGGGTGCTATTACCAGAAGAGGTTAGAAATTCAAGATTTACAGGTGAGTATAGTTTTGAAACTGAACTTTTAGATGGTGTGTTTGATCCAAATGCAATAGGACCATATCCTATTGAAGAAGAGGAAGAGATAATTAAGCAAAAAGAGGAATCAGATGAGAGTGTGTAAAGTAGACGGTTGTACAATCAAACATTATGGATTGGGGTATTGTAGTAAACATTATAATAGGTTCAGAAACAATGGGGATCCTTTAATAGTGAAACATATTGCTAAAGCACCTGATGTAATGTGTTCTGTAGTAGGGTGTTTAAACAAAACTAAGATAAAAGGATTCTGCAAATCTCATTATTTGAGATTTTTAAGACATGGTGATCCTATGGTTATAAAAGCAGAAAGACATGGTATGTCAGATACTTTAGAACATAAAGTGTGGGCTGGTATGAAAGCTCGTTGCTATAATCCTAATAACAAAGAATATCATAATTATGGGGGCAGAGGAATTAAAGTTTGTGAGCGTTGGTTACATTCATTTAAGAACTTCTATGAAGACATGGGACCAAAACCATTTAAGAAAGCACAAATTGATCGTGAAAAAAATAATGAAGATTATACTCCGGATAATTGTAGATGGGTAACAAATGCTGTGAATCAACAGAATAGAAGGAATAATGTATTAAATTGGTTTACTGTGAGATCTCTTAGGAGATTGTTCGCTATGAAAAAATATTCAATTAAAGATCTATGTAAAATTTATAATTTAAAATTATCAACATTAGAGGATGTAGTTTATAATAAATCTTGGAAAGAAGCATGAAAGTTAGAGAATCGTACCTCTACCCTTATATTTTTTCCCGGAGAGGGAGATTAAGTGTTAAGGCCAGGGAACGTTCTTCTCAATTAGGCAGAAAATTAAATTGGCAGTATCCATACATTCAGGAAATACGATACCGCAGGCTTCTCCGATCTGCTTTAGCCTTATATGTGACCATTCCTATGTTGGAAGAGGCTAAGAAGTGGTATTTACAGCGTCTGAGACAAGATTCAGAGGCAGTCTTACACCAGGATGGTATAATTGAAATCAAAGGAGCAATTACCCGGATTGGATTAGCTGCTTTTCCTGATTCTACTTTTTTGAATAATATAGCTGATTCCATTTCAAAACAAAGTAAAAGCCAATGGAGTAAGTTTGTCAGACAGGCTACTGGTGTAGATGTTACTATTTTTGAAACAGAAGCTGAAAGGGAAGTGGTTGCAGAATGGGCTGCTGATAATCTTGATCGATTGAGAGATTATTCTACTCTTCATGCTAAGAAAATAAATAAAATTATCACAGATGGTGTTTCTAATGATGATAGTTGGGATGTTATCAGTGATAAAATAGAGATTCAAAATGACAGATTGACTTCGACTCAGGCTGATTATATTGCCAGAGATTCTACAGGAGATTTAAGTTCCAGATTACAACAAACTATGGCTGAGGAAGCTGGTATTGAAGCTTATGAGTGGTATACCAAAGGGGATAAGAAAGTTCGTGGTAATCCCAGGGGGCTTTATCCAAAATCTAAGTATTCTCATTATAAGATGAATGGAGTTTGGCGAAGATGGTCAGATGGCAAAATTTCTACAAATGGTGGTAAAAGTTGGAGGAAAATTCAGGGTAGAGAGGAGCCAGAACACGTTGGACGTGCAAATAATTGTAGATGCACAGGTTCTCCAATATTCCTGTCTTTAGTACAAGCAGCTGATAAAGAGTTATTAAGTAGATAATTGACGCCTGTGAATTTCTGAGTTATACTCTTTTTTAACTGACTTAAAAGGGGTTACAAATGGCAATAGACAGCACTACTGAAAAACTAATACTTGATAAACTTAATGAAATAGAAAAAGAAATTTCTGATTTAAAACTTATGTCACAGGAAACTACCGGGCAAATGAAAGGTAATACTGAGCTTTTAAAATTGGAGATTGAACACATGAAACGTGAGCAGTTATTACGTGATGAAAAATTAGAGGCTCAAATTGAGCTCATCAATGGTGAGGTACAAAGGAATAAAGGTTCTATTGCCGAATTGTATAAAAATGATAGTAAACAAGAAACTATAAATACAAAAATAAATGTTTTATTTATAGCTATTGGTTTTTTGACACCTGCTATGATTTATGGGATAGTTCAAATGGTTCTTATCTGGGGTAAGGTAGGGGGTATGTGATGAGAGTCATATTTACATGGTCAGAAATCATAATCATGAATGGTACTGTTGAAATAGAACGATACCCTGCAACTTGTAAAGTACGTCAAGAATTAAATGGAAAACGTAAAAAAAATGAGATTGTTTATACATATCCGGAAAAAGGACATCGTAAACCATATTATCCCAGGCAAGCACCTTCGGGAATTTTTGAAATAACAGCTATTGAATGGTTAAAAGATCCGGAAGAAATAGAAGAGTTCGGTTATGTAAAAATAAAAACGACAATGAAAAGAAAAGTATTCATATGGGATTTAGATAGAGAAGGGAATTATTGGCATCCTACAGGAGAAATTCAAACAGACACACAATATCATATTCATCATACTCATAAATATAAACACACGTTAGGTTGTATTAGAGGTGGGGATACTGATGAGCAAATGGCTTCTATAGCTCGAATCATAGAACCAGAGTTACGGCATGGTGATCCTGTGTATTTGGAGGTATTATAATGGATTATAAAGATATGACATTTTGGGATGCTATAAAGTATCTCCCGACAAGGGTAGTCAATGCAATTTCTAAACTTTTGGGAATTAAGGGAATTGTACTGTATATCACTTACAGTATGATCACGAATGATCATATTCCTGAAAGTGGGATAGTGTATGTGTGGATTTTTATTGTATTGATTGTGGTATTTGGTAGAGAAGCTTTGACATTTATAAAGGATTTGAAGAAGTGAGGTGAATAATGTGGGCAAAGAAATTGGTATTATTGGTGTTCTTATTATCATTATCGTCGGTCTTGTTTGGCTTATCTTCGCAGGAGAAAGTAAGTCTGACGCTATTATTGCAACGTTACAGGGGCAACGAATCCAGCTTATTAGATCAAATGCAACTGTTGAGAGTGAACTTAGTAAAAGCAAAGGATACAGTAAGGAACTCGAAGAGGACAATTTCGAACTTGAACACATCATTGACAGTATCACAGCAGGAAGTGAGAAAACAGAAGAATATATCAAAGGATATGGGAGTATCTCTGACGACTTTGCAGAGTTTTTACGACAAGCAACAGTTACAGATTAAAATTATGAAGTATGCTATAATGGGTTTAACTGCAGTTATAGTTGCTGAAACAACTTATATTGTAATAGACTATTATTTTGGAGGTGAAAAATGATTGGGGTAATAGTTCATTGGGATAACGCAGCATGGATAAATGATCCGGATAGAATTCGTACTGTAATGAAATTTTACACACTTACAATGAAAGCCTTTGGTTTAAATATTTTGGATGTAATTACAAACGAGGACATAGGATGGGCTGATGCTGAAATAGAGTTTAATACATATCCTACTCTTGAGGCGTGTCTTGCAGAACATTCAGGACAAACATTTGTAGTGCTTGAAAAAGCAGATAATTATCCAGAGGAAGAGTTTACAAATATCAGGGATTATATTCATCACGAAGATAATGTCACATATGTAATCGGTTCTGATTATTCACAGGTAAATATGAGTTTATTTACTGATCCAGATTTAATTACAATAGATACTCCAGTTTCGATTCCTTTATGGTCGCATGTAGTTTTAGGAATTATGCTTGCTGCGAGGTATAATACATGAGTTTAGCAGTTGTCAATAATTCTATACAAATATTTGATTGTGATACCGATGCTATGGACGGTTTGGTAGGTACCCTTGATGAAGATTTTAAGTATGAAGGTACTGGGTGTATAGGTGTTGATACTGATATAGAAACTAATTTAATATGGAAGACAATTACTCAGGCTGATTTTACAGGTAGGCATTATCTGGCAGCCCTGATGTGTTTGACTGGCCCGACAATGGATATTCAGGCAAATGGTGGTTATCAATTATGTCTTGAAGATTCTTCTGGTAATCAAGGTTATTGGTATGTAGCAGGGAGTGATAATAATTCAGGAGCATGGAAAAGATTTATCATTGATGCCGATTCTACTCCCACAGCAAATAATGGTACTGATCCAACAATCACAGCGATTGTAAAAGTAGGTATTGGGTTTAAAGGGATTGCGAAATCTAAACTTGCTGCAAATACTTTTTGGGATGATCTCAGGTATGATACAGCTTCTTCAAGAGGTATAGTTATTACCGGTGGTTCTTCTGGTACTCCAGATGATTTTGAAGAACTTCTCGTACAGGACATTGCTGGATCAATTGGACAGATACGAAAGGTTGGAAGTACTTATTTTTTACAAGGAACTTTTCTATTTAGCAGTGCTACAGGTGATTTATGGTTCACGGATAAAACAAAATGGATAGAGTTTGAAAATGATCTTGTTGCAGATGGCTATCATAAGATACAAGGTGTTGGAGGAACGGGAACAACAGAAATATACTTTGGAGAGAAGTCAGGTTTAGATGGAATAAAGGGGTGTGCTTTTAAATCTGGAGGTATAGTTAAAGTACAGTTTGATATGTCTAATACCAATATAGATAAGTTCGGTATTTATGGATGTATTTTTCAGGATTGTGGGGTAGTTATTTTTCAACCAGCAGCTACAGATAAAGAGGTATTAAATCCGACTTTTGATTCTTGTGCAGAAGTTATTCCAGACACTATTAAGTTTGAGAATTTTAATATAATTAGTTCTGATGGTTTCGGTATTAGAATGATTCCTGGGCATGGAATTAAAAATGGAAAAATCATTGCTCCGGGTACGTCTGGTGTAGAGATTGTACCAACCGTAGCAGATCAGACTTTCATATTTGATAATATAAAATTTTCCGGTGCAGATGGAATATCTACTTATGATCTATATTCAAATACTTCTTACGATCTTATTGCTTCAATGGTTAATGGTTCGGATGCAGGACATAAAAATGAAGCAGGGGCAGGAATTATTACTATAAGCAATGATGTTTCTATAGATTTTTTGATTTTGGATGCTGTTACGGATTTACCTATTCAGTATTCACACATAATGCTGTTAAAAAAGAGTGACCATTCAACACAAATTGTTAATGATGAAACAGATGCTAATGGTGAATTAAGTGTAGCTTATAATTTTTTAGGGGATTTGGATGTTGTGGGATGGGTTAGACAATGGGATATAAATGGTGAAGATTATACACCTAAAGATATATCAGGTACAATTACATCAAATGGATTTAATCTAACAGTTAAGTTAGAGCCAATATAGGGAGGATTATATGGCAGTTTATGACAGAGATGCAGCAGCAGCAGGAGCAGTAACAGCTTTTTTAGCACAATTTAAAATAGCAGCAACAGGAGCAATAACATACATATCGGGAACAGATACATTCCATGTCTGGTGGTTACATAGGTCATTACAGAAAATAGCATGGGATTTTGCTATTTCGGGTGACGATGAAATAAACTTTTCAAAACCTAATCCTTCAACTTCAGAAGCACTTGGTACGATTATTACTCTATTGGATCACACTACAGATTACACTGTAAATTATACTATTACTGATGAGGTTGCTACGTACTTGTTTGGTGGTTCTGTAGAGCAAAACAATGGTGATGATGGATACTACGGTGTAAATGTCGAAGGTGCAGTAAACCTTGCAACACCTTTGAAGGTTATTCAGAATCACATAGAGCTAACTTCTCACTGGGGAACTGGTAAGAATGTTACGAATCCTGCAAAAACCCTTATGAGAATTCTCGTAAAAGGTCGTGTGGGGGGTGTTGATACTGATAATAAAGTAATCAACATAAAGGCAAGTACCTGGTATGATACTTATGCAGTTTGGGAAGTAACTCTTGGTGTAGGTGAAGCTTCAGCGGCTATTATTACAGCGAACGATCCACAGAATACAACTTTACAGGCAACCGTTGAAGGTTACGCCATTACTCCATCGGAAGGGTATAAGCTTATTGATGTTGATGGTAATGGAGATAAGGTCTTCTTAGGTGAGTGGAGTCATAATGCTTTAGGTAAAAAAGCTCTTTCTGAGTTTGTGAAATCTTTACTTGTAGATGGAACTTCCGAAACTCTTTACGGAGTTGATGGTAATCTTTGGACTGGTAGACTTTATGATTGTGTTATTGGTTCCGGGGCTGGGACATGGGTTCAGAATGAAACTCTTTCTTGGGGAACAGGAGTTACAGAAGGCACAGGTAATTTAGTTGGTGTTGACGATACAGCTGGAGGTTCTACTGCACGACTTATTCTACACTTGAACACTGGTGTATTTCCAGACGACACTATTGAAATTACTGGTGATGGTGCAGCGACTGGAACGGTATCTGGAACACCAGATAGTATAACAACTAATCCAAATCACCTTGGTTTATTCACAGGGTCAAATTGGATTGCAGCATTTGGTATTGGTATTATTGCCAATGAACTTACTTTTGGCGATTCAGTAACTTCTCTTGATGGTGAAACTCCAGTTGTACCACAGAATGTAACTATGCTTGTTACTGTTGAAACAGGCTTAGCTGGTGATGATCCTCATGTTTTCCTCACAGAAAAAGATGGAGCTTTAAACGCTCCAGATTATACTACAAATACAGTTGGTGCTGGTAATGGTGTAGGTGATCCAGACTTTGTTGTGGGAACAGCAATACGTTCTGATAGACCTCAAGATGGTTGGTTTTTGGTTAAGGATACAACTGGTGGTGGTACGACTTATGAAATGTATCATTATAGCTCTTGGACAGGAGCTACATTTACACTTGATGTGACTGATCATCCAGGAGGACTAACAACTACTTATACAGCAGGTGATCCAGTATTTGTTACTGTACTTTATGCCTCTGCAACAGGTGGCGGTACAACCAAAACAGTAAGCAACAGTTATGTTTACCTTGCAGATATGGATGTAATAGGGTGGGTTAGACATGGTGATCCAGCAAATCCAGACAAGCCAGTTCCTATTTCTGGTACAATAGGATCAAATGGTCTATCACTTACAGTAGTATTAGATGATGAATCATAAGGTGGCAGCATGTACACCGTTAATTGGTTTACGAAAGTAGTATTTATTCCGACATCAGATATGACTCTGGTGTCGGGAACTACATATAACTTGTTCATGCAGAATTTTTTAATCGAAATCCGTAGACTTGAAGCAAGTTTTATTGACGGATTATGGGCTCCTCAAATATTAAATCATAAGAATCCAGAATTAGATTTTGCTGGTGCGGACTATGCAGGTTTTGACAAAGTGGTTGATGGTTACACAGTAGCGTTTTCCACTTCTGCTACAAGAGTTAATCTTATAGGAAGTAATAATAATATTGTAGATATTATGGTTGTAAATGGAGTAAGCGTTGTTCCTAGTAATTCTGCAGGTTTGCAACGTGTAGAGACTGGTGTATCAGGATTAACCAGTAAAGAATCCGCAACATTAGATAAACTCAGATATATGAAGCAGTATGTCTTCATTGATGAAAAAGCAGGTCCTGGTGGAGATGGTTCAGCTGGTAGTCCATTCAATGTTACAGCAGATGGAGTAGATTTTGCAGAAGCAAACGACATATTTGATATAATGGCATTATCTGATATTACTCTTGAACGAACTTTAAAGAACTTTACTTTTTCAAGTATTGGTTTAAAAACTATTGATTTTGCTGGTGAGAATTGTGATAAATCACATTTTAATAATGTAAAATTAACAGGACTACAAGTTGGTAAAGTAGTTTGTAAGAATGTGACATTTTTGGATGGTTTATCAGGATTAAATGGTGACTATGATGATGTAAAAATGGGTGGTGATGTAGCTCTATTAGCAGATGCTACTGTTAATATTGTTGGAATAGCTGGAATATTTATGAATGGGATTGAATCTCGTATATTTGATATGAGTGCTGGTACAGCTACAAAATTAAATGTAAGAGAAGCCACTGGTGCATATGGAACCATAGGAATGAATCATGCAGATAAGCTTGCTACTTTTGCATATAGTGGGGGCGGCGGGTTTGCACTGCTAGATACTACTAATACATTAGGAACTATAGGATTAGCAGGAATATTAGATACAGCGATCACAGATAATACTGAAGTAGGTTGTAGTGTTATCAAATTGGGTGTATTCCCAGGATCAGAGACTATGGGTACAGCAGTATGGAGTAGCTTACTGGCAAATAACATATTATCTGGTAGTTTCGGTGAAGCAATTGGTTTGTTATGGGATGAGGCTGGAGGGGATCGTATAATAGATGGAACTACTTTCCAGGAAATATTTTATAAAGCTGGAGGGATTGAGGTTATGCGTTTTAATTTATTTGATGCGGATGATAATCCTTCTATTGAAAACGTTTATAAAAGAGTACGTGTATGATAAGTCCTATTATTTTAAAAGGAATGGGAGTTGGGAAACTACTTATCACAGAAGGGTATGGTAGATCTAGTGTTATTCAAAGGATAATGGAGAATTTGTATTTCACCGGGAAAGCAATTGTAACATTATTTTATAGAGGGACATATAAATGATTTTTATAATTTGGGCAATATTGTTTTTAATAGTATTGTCCTTTGTAGCAATAGGTAAGGAGTGAATATGAAACATGATATACTTTTTCTTATTTTAATTATTGCCTATATAGTTGTTGGAATTGCAGTAACATATGTGGTTGTAAATACTTTAAAATTAGGAGTTATGTAATATAAATGAAAAAACTATTTGTTGGACTACTACTATTATTAAGCATCTCTTTATTTGCAACTCTTCCAACAATCCCCGGCAGTAAAGCAACTGCAACTAATCCCGATTCTGCATTAACTGATTTTACATTGATGGTTGATCTCTCAAGATTATCACCTCGTGCATGGGCTTTATGTGATACTACAACTGGAGGCTATGGAAGGGCTTCAAAATTAGATGGAACAGAATTAGCAACTGACTTCATTGATCTTAATACCACAAATAAAACAGGTTGGTTACGTGTTAAATGGAGTGGTGATCTTGAAAGTACAGGTGATCAATTAGTAAGGGTTTGGCTACCTAATACAGATATGGCTTTGTATGGTGCAAGTGATACTTATGGATCGGATAATGCTTATGACAGTTCATGGGATGCTTATTATCCTCTTGGTGGTGGTACAGATAGAACATCGAATGGACGAGATGGAACAGCAACAGGAAGCCCTACGATTGGGGGTACTGTGGGAAAGGTAGGAAATGCAACAGACCTGAATGGTAGTACTCAATATATCAGTTTAGGGGATGCATGGACTTCTGGATATACAGAATTATCACTAATTATGTGGGTTAATCCTGATAGTGTAGTAGGAGAACACTCATATGTATCGTGTTGGGATGATGAAAATCACGTATTGTTCGAACAAAACGGATCAAATCTATTTGTAGCTTATAATGATGAAGGGGGGTTCCATTCATTAAGTAAAAGTACTATAAACGCTTCGTCATGGCAAATGGTAACATTTAGATATGGGGATGGATTAGCCACAAATGTATCAATAAATTTGGATAAATCAGGAGAGCTTACAGGGGATGGGGCTTTAGATGATATATTAACAGCGGATTGGTTTATAGGAGCATCAGAAGCAGGAACAAAATTATTTGCAGGATTAGAACAGGGAGTGCAAATATTTAATGCACATTTATCAGATGACTGGATATCTTCAGAATACTCCCAAACAAACGACAACGCCACCTTTTGGGGAGAATGGACATTTGAAGAAGGTGAAGAGTTAGACGATGAACTATTCCTTATAAATGGTGAAGATGCAGGTACTACTCCTTGGGAGTTTGATTCAATAACCAATGAAGGAAGCAATGTATTCACCTTAGATAGTGATGCAACCCATAGAGGAACTAATGGATACTCTGTTACTTTTGATGGAACTAATAACGACTGTTATGCAGTAAAGGCTTTTGATGTATCTCAAGATGAAGTTTATGTTCGTGGTTATGTTTATATAGATTCAGGTTTTACACTTCCTGAATATCAAACCACACAATTATTAACAATTAGAGATGGTTCAACCCTTTTAGCTGATATACGAATTAGAAGAGGTGCTTCAGGTAGTGGTGTTCCTACTCAATGGCAAATAAGAGGACAAGATATAACTAGCACTACTTCAACTACTAATTTTAGTCTAGGAGCATGGCATTGTATAGAAGCACATTGGAAAGCAGGAACAGGAGCCGATGGAGGGGTAGAATTATGGGTTGATGGAAATTCTGCTTTTTCTGAAATGGATAATAACCTAACAGTTTACTCAGCAGATGATATAACAATAGGCACATATTGGGAAGCAGTTCCTGCAAACGGTGACTACCTCTACTTCGATGACATAAAAGCAAGCACTGAACCTATTGGAGCATACAATGTAATCCGCTATGTAAACACAGATTCTACTACTGGTGGAACTGGAACAACTAATGAAAGTACCGGAGTCAATCGAGCTTATCCTTTACTTAATACATGGGAAGGGGCAGAGGAAACAGATTTAACGGCTTCGGGGGATAGGCACACTGTCCTGTGTTCTGCGCCGAGTGGAACAGCGGATACGACAGCGGTTGTTATAAATGGGTGGACGACAGGACCATCGAATAACATTGTTGTAGAAGCAGCTGTAGGAGATGAGGCTTTAAAGGTTGGATGGCAAGCTGATAGGTACCGATTAGAAACTACGGATGAAACTACTATTATAATAAATGATAACTATGTAAGGATTAAAAAATTACAGATAAAAGAAAATTATGTTGCAACTAATTTTTTAAATGTTATTTATATATCGGGGATTCCTTCTGGAGGTTCTGATATAAGAATTGAAGAGTGTAGAGTTGAAGGAGATGGAGCTGGCTACTTGCGTGGAATTTATATATATGATTCCGATGTAACGGTTTCAGTATTTAATACCATATTAAATAAGTGTCATAGGCATGGTTTGCTTGTTACTGAATCTACTTCTGTAGATGTTTCAAACTGTATTTTTACAGGTCAAGGTTATGCAACAAGTGAAGCTATAGAACTTGAAGCTGGTTCTAATAATGTAACCGTCACTAATTGTGCTGTATTTAATAATGTAGGAGATGATTATAGTGATATTGGGACAGGTAACTCAGCAGACTATAATGCCAGTGATGATGCAATAGGAACAAATCCAGTAGCTCCAAGAGATTCAAACTGGGACAATGAATTCGTTGATCCTGATAATGGTGATTTCACTTTAGTTAATTCAGGAGCAATAAAAGGTAATCTATATCATGGTGGTGTAGATGATCCTAGTGGTGGGCTTTACACTACTGATATGGAAGGAGATCCTTATTTCAGTGGTGCATATTCAATCGGTGTTGATGAAGCAATATTTGAACTACTTCGCTATGTCGATCCTGATTCAGGTGGAACTCCAGACGGTTTAACGTGGGAAACAGCTTGGTTGTCACTTTACGATTGGGAAGCAGCCGAGCAAACTAATCTTGTTACCGATGGAGACTGGCATCATGTTTATTGCAGGGCATCTAGTGGGACAGCTGATACGACAACATTTACTATAGATGGATGGACTACTGATATTACGCACTATGTTTTAATTGAAGCAGCTTCAGGGGATGAGGCTCTTAAAACAGGCATAGATACAAGCAGATATAGACTGGTAGCAGGGGATACAGCATATCTAATCAGAATATTTGATGACTATATTAGGTTTAAAGGTATACAATTTCAAAAATCTTCTACAAATGGCGCTGCTCAATCAGTTATAACAATAACTGATCATCCAGGAATGGAGTTTGATAGTTGTTATCTTGAGCAAGCAGGTAATGAAAGTTATAGAGAAATAGGGATTCTATCAGATAATACGGTTACTGTAATAAATACAGTAATAACCGGTGGTTCAACATCAGTTATAGGCTCAGCAGCTATGTCTGGTAACTATTTTACAGTATACAACTCTATAGCACATAAATTTAGGTATGGCATACATGGAACCGCTTCATCATTACCTGTTGTAAACACAGCTTTTATAGATTATGGATATAGTGTAGTAGAAGGTTCTGGCTACGATGTAGATTGTTGTGCCTCAGCTGCTGGGACAGGAACTAATGCAGTTACCCCATCCGGCTCAGATTGGGATAACGAATACACAGATCCTTCAAACGGAGACTTCACACTTTTAAATACAGGCAACTGCTTTGAAGGTGGAGCAGATAACCCATCTTCAGGACTTTACACTACAGATATGGACGGTCAACCATATAATGTAGGAGCGTATTCTGTTGGTGTAGATGAAAACCTCATAGATACTTACGGTGAAAAAGCATATGCAACATGGACTAATCCTGCAAGTGTTTTAGTTGACTTCTCAGGTATGATCAATTTAGGTAATCTACCTCAAGCGTGGTGGGATGCAGTTAATACTTTTGACGGTACAATGGGCAGGGTATCAACTTCTGATGGAATAGAACTTGCGGCAGATTGGATTGACTTTGATGATGGAGCAGAAACAGGTTGGCTTAGACTTCTATGGCCTGATTTACAGGATACAGGTACACAAATAGTTTGGGTATTTCCTCCGGTTACTGATAATGAGGCTTATGCAAGTACTCATGTTTATGGATCGGATAATGCTTATGATTCTAGTTGGGAAGGATATTGGCCTCTTGAGGAAGATCCTAGTGGATCAGCCCCACAAATGTTAGATAGGACATTAAATAGTGTAGATTTAGATTCAGCCGGAACAATGACTTTTGGAGATTTAGTATCATCTCAAGTGGCCAATGGATTACACTTCGATGATATAGATGATTACTTGATAACAGATTCGGTTGTGACTGATCCAGATATTGATGATGATTTTACTTTTATGGGTTGGATAAATACAGATGATCTATTAGGTAATCAAACACTTATAGCCAAGTATAACGGCTCTAATTATGTCAATTTTGTTCTACAAGGAAATGGACGTATGGGAGTCCAAGATAATAACGGAACAATGTCTTTTTATTCTAATTATGTATCAGCTATGACAAATACTTTTATATGTTTACGCAAAAATGGAACAGATTTTGATTTATGGATAAACAGTAATAAAGATTCAGGAGGAACAAGAACTACTCCTACAGTAGGTAATGCAGAATTTCAAGTTGCAGGATCGGCCAATGGTGCTGTGCAAACTTTTGATGGTATATTAGATGATTTTAAATGGTGTTCTGATGTTAAGTCAGACGATTGGATTTCAGAAGAATACTCCCAAACAAACGACAACGCAACATTTTGGGGTACATGGGCATGGAGTGGTGGTGGAGAACCCCCTGCTTCAATAGCAGTCCTTAGACGTAGGATCATGGGATATTCGGCAGTATTTAATTTTGAAAATCTATTGATATTATTCAATACAATTTCCGGTTTCTTATTATCGTATACAGTGATGAAATTAAAGCAGGCACAAAAACAGCTATTATGGTATAGTGATCCTGAACATATAAAAGCGTTGGCAGAAGTAGAACATTGTTTGGAGGGAACTCATGTTTGATAGACTAAGAAAATATGGAGAAGCAACTACTTTTGTTTTCTCTCTTTACGAAGTGGATGGAGTAGATCTTAGAGTAGATGCCTCACATGAATCCGGTGATTCTACTGTTATGAAAGATGAAGGCACTCCTGCAAATACCGGTAGTGGTTTTGTTGATGAAGGGAATTCATATTCAATTGCTTTAACAGCAACAGAGATGGAATGTGCCAGAGGCGTTATTATAATTATAGACCAGACAGCAACAAAGGCATGGTTGGACATAACAATAGAGTTTGAAACATATGGAGATGCTTCGGCACAACACGCTTTTGATTTAGATACAGCAGATCAGATTGTGGCAAGCGTATCTGGAGCTGTTGCAAGTGTTACAGCAGCAGTAGAAACCGATAGTGCATCCAGAACAGCTTCACAAGCAAATGTATCAGCATTAGCTCTTGAAGCAAGTTTATTCGATCATACAAGTGATGAAGTTACAACCGATTCTGCATCAAGAACAGCGTCACAGGCCACGGGTTTCAGTACTCATTCTGCCGCTGATGTATGGACAGCGACAACAAGAACATTATCGTCATTTGGAACACTATTAGCTGATATCTGGTCATATGCTACAAGAGTCCTTACAGGTACAGTAGAAACGGACACCGCCTCAAGAACAGCCAGTAAAGCAGATGTTTCAGCACTTGCACTCGAAGCCAGTCTCTTTGACCACACGACAGATGAAGTTATCACAGATACAGCTTCAAGGAATGCGTCCAAAGCTGATGTCAGTGGTTTAGCTTTGGAAGCTACCGTAATTGCAAGAACATTATTAGCGGCAGGGTATTTTGATCCAGATAGTGATTCTGTAGATGTAGGTAAACTACTGGGAACTTTGATCACAGAGACCAATGCCGGTGATGTAGCAGAGAGCTTTTCATTCTTTTACGATGTAGAACCAGTTACAACCAAAACCGTTAATGATGTAGGAGTAGCCGGATCCGGATTAACTGCACAGCAGGTATGGGAATATGCAACCAGAATATTGACTGCGGCTGTTGAAACCGATACGGCTTCAAGAACTGCAAGTCAAGCTAATGTTTCAGCACTTGCTTTAGAGGCTTCAATTGATGAATTAAAAGGTTCTGGATTTTTAGAATCTACAGACAGTAATGAAGCTATTAGGGATCGTGGTGATGATGCTTGGCTGACTGGAGCAGGAGGGAGTTCTCCAACTGTAGAGGAAATAAGAACTGAAATGGAAACTAATGGTGGTAAATTAGATCATCTTTGGGAGACTACAGAGGATGATGCCGGAGTTAGAAGATTTACTCAGAATGGTTTAGAACAAGCTCCTATTGCAGATGTAAGTAATTTAGATGTAGCGGTTTCAACCCGTTCGAGTCATTCTGCAGCCGATGTGTGGGCAGCAACAACCAGAACACTTTCCAGCTTCGGTACTCTTATTGCGGATATTTGGAGTAATGTAGCCAGAACTATTACAGGAACGGTTACAACGGATAGTGCTTCCCGTACAGCAAGTCAGGCAAATGTATCTGCCTTGGCTCTGGAAGCGTCCCTATTTGATCATACGACAGATGAGGTAATTACGGATACTGCTTCAAGGAATGCATCTAAGGCTGACGTTTCAGGAATGGCTTTGGATTCTACTGTAGCAAAAGAAACAACATTGGATGGTGTAGAAACCAAAGTAGATGCAATTCCAACGGTTATGAGGGGAACAGATGATGCGAATATCGTGATTCCGGACATAGCAGGGACAGCAGCAACACTTCATGGTACAACTGATGGGAAGATTGATGCCACTCAGGTAGATATCACTACGTTATTAGCAAGAATTACAGCTAATATCACTACAAAAGCTGAAATGGATGCTGCTTTAGCTTTACTTGCAACTTTAGCAGACCAGGCAGCTATGGAGTTAATTGTAGAAAATAATAATAAAATACTAAAGGCTGATGAACAGGTTATTTCTAATCAATTGATTAAGGTAGATAGTTCAGATCATACTACACCGTTACAAACTTTTGATCTATTTAAGGCAGGGGTACCAAGTGACGTTGAACCTGATCAGAGGGTAGGTACTTGAATTTAGTTTTACACGGTTTAAAAACAGCATATTTAGTTACACGTGGTTTAGTGGAAGGACCTATTTTTCTTTCATTGGTGGAACCTTTATACTTTACAGGTAAGAGAGTAACTGATTTAAATTTTGAAGGTTTGGCTGTTAGAGAGTTATTATTTACAAGTAAAAGTATTAGAGAATTAGATTTTAGTGGACTTGCATATTCAGAAATAAATTTTGCTGGAACGATGCAATAGGAGAAAATAAATGGCAAATACAATATTTTTAAATCAAAAATTGATTTTAAATTACACGGACACAGAAGATATTGATATGAATGCAGTAGATTTTCGTGTGGATTATTGGGCTCCTTCAAATCAAAAAGATGCTCCTACAGGCACAATGAGCCCATCTCAATGGGCTACAGTTGCTTTGTCACCTACTGTTGTTATCACAGTTCCTAAAAATTTATTGAGTGAAGTAAGTAGTCCAGAAAGATTTTGGAGATTTCAAATAATTGATAAGGAAACTGAAATAGCCTGGATGACTATGTGTTTTGAAGTTAAAAGAAGAGGTCTTAAGATTTGTGATGATTGTTTACCAGTATAAAGTGAGGAGGTGCAATTGTATGAATTTATCAATAGTTGACAGATGCTCTACGGGGGTGTATTGTTAAGCAATGGCAATTTTAAAAGAAGAAGATATTATAATCATTAAAAAACACACAGCTAATGTTAATTATGGAAAAATTATTTTGGATTTTCAGAATGGAGTTCTTATAAAAGTAGAACACCAGGATGCGGAATTAACCAGAGCTGGACTTGTTAAACGTGGTAAACGATGGAAGGGAGGAACTGATGAGAAATGAACTCAGATGGGTTGAACTTCCCATTTTTGAGATGTTAAAAAAAGTAGTACGATTTGATAAAGCCGAAAGTAGAATTGATTATTTTGGCTATTTTGGACAGGCTAATAATTCTGAAGCTGAATATTTTGAAGAAATGAACCGTTACAGAGAAAATAATGTATACCAGACCATGAAAGAAGATTCCAATGGTTTTCTTAAAGGTAGAGCTGTAATCACTACTACTGGTGTTTTTCCTTATGTAATGGAAGATGGAGCTATTCAGTGGGAACTTAGAAGTCCTGAAGAGGTTTTTCATCCTGATTCTTTAAATACATTACGAATGGCTGTTGTAACAAATGATCATCCTGGGACATTGGTGACTCCGGATAATGCAAAAGTTGTTATGGTAGGTTCTTTAGGTGAAGAAATCATTGTAGATCAGTTTAAAGGCCGGGTAGCAAGTAATCTTACAGTGTCAGTCAAAGATGCTATAGATGATGTGCAGGATGGAAAGAGAGCTCTTTCTGCTGGATACAGTTGTGATGTTATGATGGAATCTGGAAATTACAATGGGGTTCCTTATGATGCAAAACAAGTTAAAATAAGATATAACCATGTGGCTATAGTTGATAGAGGAAGAGCAGGAGATGCTGCTGTTATGAGAGTAGACGGCTACCAGGCTCCTCCAGATACTATTAAGCCGGTTGTTAAGGATACTGCAGGGGTTAATCCTCCTGTAAATATAAACAAGGGGGAGAATATGCCCGAAAATTTCAAAATCGTCAGGATTGATAATGTCGAATACCAAGCAGAAGCCCCGGTAATCGCTCATTACTCAAAAATTGACGAAGCTCTTAAAAAGAGTAATGTAGAGCTTGAAGATGTGACTAAGAAATTAGACACAGCAACTGCAGATCTAAGTACCCGTGAGGGAGAAAGAGATGCACTTCAGGCAAAACTTGATGCTGCAGAAGAAAAGCTGAAAAATGCTATTCAGGTAGATCAGCTTGATGGTCTTTTCGAAGATCGTAATAAGTTGGATACTGCTGTGGCAAAAGCCGGTATCGAAGATACTGACAAAATGGATGTAATGGCTAAGAAAAAAGCTGTTATCGCAAAAGCTTTTCCAAAGATGGATCTGGAAGGGAAGGACGACACTTACATAAACGCAATGTTTGATGGAGCTGTTACAACTCTTGATGAAGCAGATACCACTCTGGAAGATAACCTCACATCTGGAGCTCATCATAAAGAGGATGAGCTTACTCTGGTCGAAGGTGAAGTTAAAACCGATGATGAAAATTGGTTGCAGCTTGTCAAAGCCGGTCAGAAAAAGAGGGGGGCATAATGTCTCAGTATGGAAATATTAGCCAGCTTTCAGCTGGTAATCTGTTCGGTGCTCAGGTAGGAGCTCTTACAGAATCGTTCATAGCACGTGAACTGATTAAGTTCGGTATGTGTGCTTTTGGGTACAAGGGTGATGTTGACAGTGCCATGAATATCCATGTTGACAAAGTTGTAATGACTTATGACATTGATTTCACAGAGGCTAATGCTGTGACTATTAACTTTACTGTTAATGGCCTTGCTATGGAAGAATTAGCTTGGGTTACTGATCATGACACCACAATGGCCGCTATGGTTGTAGCTCTTCAGGCTCTTAATTCTGAATGGCAGGTTTCGGTAACTGGTAGAGTATTTACCATTATCACTCCTGGAGAAACAACTTCAGCTTCGACTGTTGTAACAGGTGCAACACCTCCTGTAGGTACTCCTGTTCTTTCCCAGTCTGCTGAAATGGTTGTTCTCGGTCCTGTTCTTAAGGCTCAGAAAGCGCCTACAGCAACTCTTCTTAGTGACGAAGGTTATGAAGAGGGTCAGGCCCTTGAGACTTTGGTAGATGGATATTGTGCTGTCATTGTAGATGACATTGCAAACGTAACAGTAAATGCTCCTGTTTATGTAATTAAATCTGGTGCAGATGCTGGTAAGTTTACCGGAACAGTTGGAAGTAACTTATTGATCAATGCCGCCTTTGCTTTTATAGCAGATGGTGTGCAGGATCTTGCGGTTATTCGTGTCGATAATATGAAGAAAGCAGTGAGCTAAGGAGCTAAACATGCCTGATAGATTAGATAGTAGCCAGCTGCTTTTTTTTACACGGCAGCTTGAGGTCATAAAACGGACCCAATACAATGAGAAGAATAAACTCCTTTTTGGGGCTTCTCTAATTCCTGTAGATCCCGATGTAAAGGGTGAAGGAATTGAAACAGTAACATACCGAAGTTACTCACGAATCGGTGTAGCCTCTTTTATCGGAGACTACGGTGGAAGTATTCCTCGTGCTGACATGTTTGGTACAGAGACTTCTGCTCATATTAAGAGACTTGCTTCTTCTTATGGTTATACGATCTTTGAGATCAAAAAAGCCATTAGAGCAGGTGTTAATCTTAAATCTGGAAGAGCAGATGCTGCTTTTAGAGCAGTAGCTGAAAAAGTGGATCATATTCTTTGGAATGGTGACTCTAAAAGAAATCTTCAGGGATTTCTTGATTATCCTGGTATTCAGGAATATGTAACACCAAATGGAGCTGATCCAGCTGATCCTGAATGGGCAACAAAAGATCCTGCTGAAATTTATGCAGATATGCGAGCTATGGTTAAGACTCCTTATATCAACACCAAACAGATTGAGAAACCTGATACACTTCTTCTTCCCACAGAGCAGTATGAACTGATTAAAGATATTCAGTTTTCAACTGCTTCTGATTTAACCATTATGGAGTATTTCAAAAGAAATAATCCTGATGTAACTGTTTTATCTATTCCTGATCTTGAGGGAGTAGGTGATGGTGGTTCTGACAGAATGATTGCTTATGTGCGTGATGTAGATCACCTCACACAGTTGTTCCCGGTTCCTACCAAACAGGAAAAAGAATTTCAGGAATCTCCTTTTTCTTATGTCATCCCTGTATGGGCTGAACATGGTGGAGTTATAATTTATTATCCGCAATCAGTAATTTTTGCAGATAATATATAAGAGGTTTGGCACTCCTTACTTTGTAGGGAGTGCTTATTTCAATAAGGAGAATAATTATGATAATTGATTTTAGAAAACCAAATGCCGGAGTATTAACTTTACCTTTACCTTCTAAACCTGTTAAAGGACAGAAGGGTCCTAACAAAGGCAGGAATGCATCTCATCGAAAAATGAAAACTGTAACTCTTATTCCTGGTATAAATGATATACCGGATGAAGTATGGAACAAAGTGAGAGAACTCAAGAAAATTAAGTTTTATCTTGAAGAAGGTCACATTGTTGAAAAACATGTCACAGAAAAGAAAGATGCTAAAGAGAAAGTTATCAGTGTAGAAACTAAAACCCCTTTTGCAGAACTTGAAAGTGAGGAACAGGAAGCTCTTGTAAAAGAAACTTTTAATCTTCAGCTTTTAGGTAAATGGCGTAAAAAAGGAAATGACTTCCTCAAGGGTGTAATTGATGACCAGGTTGAAAAGATTAAAAATCCTGGAAAAGATGAAGAAGAGGAATAAGAGGTAAATAATGGCACTCTCAGCTTCACAAATAATTCAAACATATCCTGGAATCAGAGATGATGTTGATATAGATACTTATATTGAGTTAGCAAGATTACAAACATCTTCTTCTTTTTATGGTACTAAATATGAATTAGCTGTGGCTCTGAGAGCAGCCCATAATCTTACACTTTCCAAACCTGCTATTTATGGTAGAACTTCAATGAAATCTGGTTCTCCAGCAAGTAGAAGGCAGCAGGATTTATCTGAGACTTTTTATGAGAGTGTGCCTCAGTTAGCAGGAGGAGCTACTACTCCCGGTAATAAATTACTTACAACTACTGTTTATGGACAGCAATTGTTACAGTTGATGTCTATGTCTAATACTTCAATGAGAGCAGTAGGAACCTCAGCTATAATGGCTCTTGGGAGTAACTGATGAGTATTAAAGTTACTCGGAAAGGACCTTCATTAGAAGATATAATCAAAAGTATGGACACTATGTCAAAAGAATATGTAGCAATAGGACTCTTTTCAAAAGGAGCTGGCAATGATTATGATAAAAATCTTGCCTTGCGAATGGCTGTTTTTGAAGCAGGTTCTATAAATGGTAATATGTTACCTCGTCCAGTATTTCAAACTACTATGGCTGATCGAAAAGTTGAAGTAAAGCAGTATATGAAATTTCTTTATGGTGAAATGTTAAAAGGAAATATGTCTCGAAAAGAAATTTATAATCTATTAGGAAAACGATACACACAATATTTAAAAGATCAGTTTCTTAGACGTACATTTGCAGCTCTTAAACCCAGTTATAAAGTACGTCCCAGTGGTAGAGCTGTGACTCCAAATAGTACACCATTGCTTGATACAAACAAAATGAGAAGCAGTATCACTCACAAGGTGGTTATGTAATGGCTCTATTTTATAAAACTGAAATAAAAAGAAAAGAGATAATTCAGGAATATGTAAAAGGAGTAGCAACAATCACATCAACTCCTATCACAACTTTCCAGGGAAATGTTCAACCTTACAAAGGTAAGATTACACAGGATCAGACTGAAGGGGTTATATCTTCTGGAGTTATGCTTGTTTTTTCAGAAGAGAAACTTAATATTCCGACCTCAAATACGGCTACCAAGGGCACCTACGTACTTTATCACGGTGATTGGTATGAATGTGTCAAAGAACTTGATTGGAGCGATCAGAAGGGCGTTTTTGCTGATCTGAGTTACTACAGATATGTTATGGTTTGGCGAGAGGCAGATGTATGACACTAAATGAATTATATGTTCATGTTTATGATTTAGTCTCTTTAATTTTAACTACAGAAGGAATCACAGCTGAAGTTTTTCAATCTGATATGAGTGCAGCGTTACCCGTGACTGATGATCCCTATATTGTAGTAGGATACACACCTACAATACTACGCAAAATAGGGGCTACTACATTTGGAGATGTACACGATCCAAGTACAGAAGAACCTCCTTCAGAAGATCCTTCTTATTTAGTGTATTATACTCCTTATGCAGGTGAAGTTGAAATTAGACAAGTTAATGGGGATGGAAATCTTCTTATGACGATATTATCATCTTTAAGAATGATATACGTTTCAGAATTTTTAACTGAAGTAAATTTGAGTCTTCCAAATATCGAACTTGCAATAACTTCAATTCCCTTTCGAATTGATAATAAAGTTCATAAAGAAAGTATTGTATCTCCGACCTTTTCCTTTTATGATAGTAGAAGAGAGAATTTAAATTGGATAGAAGATGTGAATATAGGTGGAGAAATAGAAAATATTGATGGCAGTGAAACTAGAATTTTGGAGATCACTAATGATAGTGTGGCTCCATAAAAATAACGTTTAGGAGGTTATTATGTCTGAAGTTAGAGACATTGTAGCGGTAAATATTACTCGTGAAACACGGTATCCTACACAAGTAGGATTTGGAAGTGGGGCAATTATTTCTGCGTTTACCCCTGGTAGTTTAAATAACCCTATGCTAGGGGGAGATAGATACCAGTTGTATACAAGTGTAACTGCTATGATAGAAGATGGATGGGCTAGTACTGATTTGGAATATAGAGCTGCTTTAGCTTATTTCAGTCAGAATCCAAATCCAGGAACTTTTATGGTAGGAAGGAAAGATGCTGGAGATGCTGATTGGACAGCTGCTTTAGCTGCTATTCAGAGTGCTTATACTGATTGGTATGCTTTCACAATTAAATCATCTACAGAAGCAGATATTTTGGAAGCTGCATCCTGGGCTGAAACAGTAGTGAAATTATTTGGGTATACTTCTGCAGAAAAAGCAATTATTGGAATACAGGTTGCTCTTGAAGAAGGGTATTTTACCAGTGGTGCATTAGGAGCTCTGGCAGTATGGCAAGCTCTTACTGATGGTGAATTCATGATTTCAAAGGATGGAGCTGCAGCTGTTGAAGTAGATGGTATCAATATGTCTGCTGGTGCAACTGCTGGTCTTTGGGTTACAGGTATTGTAACTGGTAAGATGGCAGCTTTTGAAGCTGTATCTGATGGAGAGTTTGATATCACATTAGATGCAGGATCACCTATTAATGTTCTTCTTGTAGATTTTTCCGGAGCAAGTACTTTTGCAGGATTAGCTGCTATTCTTCAAACAGCTGTACAGGCTGAAATTGGTTTGGAAGCTGTAACTGTAGAATATGATTCAAATTCTGGAAGATTCATTTTTACAAGTGATTCAACAGGAGCTACTTCAGCTATTCTAATTGAAGTAGGAACAGCTGGTACTGGAACTGATTTAACAGGAGAAGCTTATTTTGACGGAGGAGATGAGACTCCCGGAACAGCTGCAAGTTTACCTGCCGACATGGATGCAGTGGCAACTGCTTTAACCGCGGCAATAACAGCTGCTGGTGTAAGTGATGTTACTGTAGAATACAGTGATAGTAGAATGGTTTTTACCAGCGCTACAACAGGAAATTCTTCAAGCATTGAAATATCCGCTGTAACTGCAGGACCCGGAACTGATATCACTGGAGCTTCTTATCTTAATGGTGGCATTTCTACTTTGGGTACTGATCTTGGGAATGAACCTGGGGTAGCTGATTTAGCTACAGTATTAAAAGCACTGTCTTATGACCATACAATTCTGGTTTATAATGAAGTGGCTCAGAATCAAAACGGCATAAGTGCTTCTTCAGTACAATTTTCATTTATGGCATGGATAGGGGAAGCTCTTCCTTTTGATCCGGCAAGTCAGACTTGGGCTTTTAAAACTTTGTCAGCAGTCAGTGCTTCTTCCATAGGTTCTGGACAGGAAATATTTGCTAAAAACAATAATGCAAATGTTTATGTAAGTACTGGAGGTGTTGCCGTTACTTTGGATGGTAAAGTAATTGGGGGAGAGTATATTGATATCATCAGAGGAACACATTGGTTGGAATCTGAAATACAAAATGCTGTATTTACAACTTTATTGAATAACAGAAAAGTTCCTTTTTCAGATGGAGGTATACAATTAATTACAAATGCTCTTAAAGGTGTTTTAACAAGAGCTGAAGTAGATTTATTGAATGCTGAGGATACCACAATAGTGATACCTACAAGAGTTGAAACGGATCCTGCTGATAGAGCAGCTCGTTTTCTTGATGGTGTTTCGTTTAATAGTACTTACCAGGGAGCAATTCAGAAAGTTGCTATTACCGGTACATTATCAATTTAATAAGGGAGGAAAGAAATGAGTGATATGATTGATCCTAATGTAAGGACTATAGATCCAACAAAAGTTATCATAACGTTTAACGGAGTACTAATAACAGGGTATGCTCCAGGTAGTTTTGTTACAGTTGTAGCTCCCGATGATTTTTATGAAAAAGTAAGAGGGGCTGATGGTACTGTAGAAAGATACAGTAAAAATGTATATGATTCTGAAGTTACTATAACACTAATCGCAACAAGTTTAGCTAACAGAGCGTTAGATGCACTGCATCAACTTGACAAAGCATCAGGTGCAGGTAAAGGACCTCTGACTATAACTGATATAAATGGTACAATTGCTGCTTTTTATGTGAGTGCCTGGATCCGAAAAACCCCAGATTGGGAGGGTTCAGATAGTGCTTCTACAATAGAATGGGTAATAGATACTGGTCCAGGAGTTATAGATTTTGGATTAGCAGTTCTCTAAAATAATCATTAAAGGAAGGAAGGAAGGAAATGATTAAAAAAACAAAAATAATAACTGTAGAGGGAATAGAGTTTCATATTGGAACTCTTTCTCCTCTCACAGCAATGGCTGTTCTAAAAAAATTGACTGGAATTATTGGAACAGCTTTCAGTGGTGATTCTCAAACAGAAGTATTTGCTGCTTTGGGACCAGCTCTTAATACCTTAGATGATAAAGATTTGAATACGCTTTGGCTTCAATTATTTTCATGTGTACAAATTATTCCATCAGGAAAACCTCCATTTCAAATAGATTCAGAAGCTTCTTTCAACACAGCATTCATGGGTTTAGATCCGGATGCTATTTTTGTAGTTGCATTTGATGTGATGAGACACAACCGCTTCCCTTTAGTAAGGGACATGGAGGGCGATATTGGAGAACTAATGAGCGGAATCCTTACTACAGCCGAGGAAATAGAAAGCGAAAACGAAGAATAAAAACATTAGGTGATGTAGGGACACTTGATGAAGAATTTGAATCTGAATGGCTGGTTTGGAGAATTATAAAGGAATCTGGTTTTCAAATCAGCAGGTATCAAATAGAGACAGAATGGTCTTTAGATGATGTTCTTAAGGCAAATGCTTTATTGGATATGGAGCAGGATTATAAGACTGCAGAAGATGGATTACAGTCTATAATACAAAGTAAAACAGGTAAGTAAAGGGGAAGTATAGTGGTCATTGAAGAATTTATATCAAAGTTTTCTTTTAAAGCTGATACTTCTAAAGTTAAAGATTTTGCTAAGAAGGTAAATGAAGCAAAGGAAAAAGTCACAGGAACAGATAATGTCTGGACTAGATTTCAGGATCAATTAAGAAAGGGAATTCCTAACCAATGGTTCCAGAGTATGTCCGGTTTTCTTACTACCTTCAATAGAACCAGAATGTTTCTCAATGGATTTAAAAACACATTTAAACTTTTAGATCAGTTTACTCCGGGAAAAATGTTTCATAAATTATTTTTAGGAGTTCAAAAAGTAATGCTCCCAATGAATAAATTGGGATTAACTTTAACAAGATTAAGAAGTGCCGTTCGTTCCTGGATGCATGTTATGCAAAAAGGCTGGAAGGCTATGTGGCTTTCTTTTAAAACGCAAATGTCTGGAATATGGGCAGCTATGAAGATAGGTCTGTCTAAATTATGGATCAAAACAAAAGCTGGTCTTTTGAAATTAAAGTTATGGATCACAAAAACCTGGAATAAAATAGTAACTACTGTAATGACTGGAAATAATAAATTTTTAAAAGCTATGGTTGGGGGGTTTCAAAAAGTAGGGGGCAAGCTTAGTTCATTTTTTAAAGGTTTCGGAACAAGCATACAAGGAGCAACATCTAAAATTCCATTTTTAGGAAAAGCTTTGGGTGCTCTACCTGCCACCGCTATAGGAGCTGTTGCTGCTTTAGGTTTAGTAGTAGGAGCTATTTTTGCAGTTGTCAAATCTATTAAAGCTATTGCATCTGCAACCAGACAATTTATTGCATTTGAAACATCTATGATGGGTGTTAAACGTGTTACAATGGCTACTAATAAAGAGATGGAGCAATTAGCAGTCTCAGCTATTAAATCAGGTGAGGCAAGTATTTTTACTGTTACAGAAGCAGCTAAAGCTCAGAAGTTTCTGGGAATGGCTGGTCTTACTGTTAAAGAAGTTATGGGAGCTCTTCCTGGAGTACTTCAATTAGCTGCAGCTGGAGAAATGGATTTAGCAAGAGCTGCTGATATATCTACAAACATTATGTCATCGAATGCTTTACAAGTTGAAGATCTTGCTCGTATTAATAATACATTAGCATATACAGCTTCTAATTCAAATACAAATATAGAACAGTTAGGTTCTGCTTTAGCAAACATTGGTCCTGCAGGTAGATTAGCTGGTTTAAGTGTGGAGCAGTTAAGTTCATGGTTGGGTGTTCTTGCTAAGAATGGTTTAGCTGGAGAAGAATCAGGTACTATGGTTCGTAATGCTATAATGGAATTAACTAATCCTTCTAAAAAACTTACTAAATTGATGCAAGCTGGTGGGATTGCTATAGGTAATTTTGTAGATGAAACTGGTAAAATAGATAATATAAATGAGCTTTTTATGGCTCTTCAAAATATGGATGAAGTCTCTAAAGGACAATTTTTAGCTGGATTAGGAATACGTCCCTGGAGAGCTTTGGCTCCTATTATTACGGGTAATGCTGAAGCTGTAACTGAGTTTGGAGGTGAAATTGCTAAGGCTGGAAATATTGCAGCAGAAATGGCAGGTATGGGATTTTTAGGATTACCAGGAGCAGTAAAACAATATAAATCTAAAATGGGGGCTGCAACTGTTAGATTCATGAAAAATTCAGGTCTCGAAAGTGTATTTGAAGATTTCATGAGATTTGCGGCTGACATACTTCCTCCTATCATTAATTCATTAGGTATTATAATTAGTCCGCTTTCTTTTATTTTAAGATTAGTGATGGCAATTTTAACTCCTTTAGGAGTTGTTTTTAAAGGATTACTAGATATTATAAATCAAGTTGGAAAATCTTTGATGGACGTATTTTTAAATCCTATGAATCAATCTTTAGATGACATGAATGCTGCAACAAGAAAATTTCAAGAGTTTGTCACATGGCTTACAAATGTAGAAATGCCTTTTGCTAATTGGTTAGAAGATTTAAGATTTATTATAGATTTAATTGAATCTATAAAAGATCCTTCGAGCTGGGGAAAAGCAGAAGGAGCTTATGAGAAAGGTATGAAAGAGGAAATGTTGGGGGCTCCAGGAGGAGCAACTTCTTCCACAACTACAAATGCTACATTTGGTGATACCAATGTCACTATTGAAGGTGTAGATCCTAATAATGCTGGGGCTGTTGCAGCTGCCGCCAGATCAGCAGTAGCAATTGAAGTTAGAAAAATACTTATAGAAGCAGGAATTTAGTATGGTAAGTGAAAATGTTTATCGTCATTCAAAATCACAAACAAGAAGTTTAAAAATTCCTGCTATGCTTTTTGGGGGCCGTAAACGAAGTAAATCTATTAAAAGTGATTCATTTAGTTTGGTATTTGATCTTCAAATATCTGAATCACATTCATTTAATAGTAAAGTTACTAATCATCCAGTAGAAGATGGTTCTCCTATCACAGATCATATAGAAAAAGAGTTACGTTCTGGATCAGCTTCATTTTTTGTTTCTAATTATAGTTTGAAGATAGGAGAATTAGAAACAAATAGAGTACAGGATGTATATGATCTTTTTAAACAATTATGGAAATCAAAAGAACTTGTAACTTTAGTAACTGACCTTGAAGTTTATGAAGATGTTGCTATCACTAAAATAAGTACTTCTCGAAATGTAGGAGTAGGTGAAGCTGGTACTTTTGAAGTATCTTTTACTGAATTTAGAATTATAAGACTTAAAAAAATATCTGTAGATGCCAGTATTGTGATAACTGAATTAGAAACTGAGGAAAGTCAACAGGCTTCTCCTCCAGTAGATGTTGGAAGTCAATCAGTACATGAGACACCTTCTTATTATGAAGATAGAACTTATGCAGAAAAATCAGCTCCTACTATTCATTATGGAGGTAGATAATGTTGGAAATACCTGTTTTTCAAGATCAATCTTCTGATTTCACAGAAAGAATTACATTAGATAATGTTGAAATCAGTCTTAGATTCGCATGGAATACTAAGAGTCAATATTGGATGTTAAATGAATATAAAGAAGTAGCTTCAGGATTAACTTTAAATGGTATTAAAATGGTTGTAAATTTTCCATTACTATATCAATTTGTAACTAATTTATCAGGTCAGTTTTTAATTTTTTTACAAAATTCAGCCTTAACTACTGAAATAACTTATTCTAGTTTGGGGGAAGGTCACGGTCTTTTTTATCTTTCAAATGAAGAGTTCAATAATTGGAAGGATTTTAATGGCTTTCAATAGAATTTTAAATGTGAAAATAGGATTTGAACACACAGGTATTCTTATTTCAGATCTTAATATTGATTTTCAAATAGAAAGATCTATTGATTTTTCTGCAAATTCTGCAAAATTAAAAATATATAACCCTGCTTCTGACACTCAGGAAAAGTTTTTAAAAAAAGGAGCTAGTATTATTGTTACTGCTGGTTATGACGATGAAGGTTCTGGAGTTATTTATGTAGGACAGATTATTGAAAGTGTTACCTATAAAGAAGGTCCTAATCGTATAGTAGATATTGTGGCTGGAAGTATTCAGAATGCAAATAGAGATTTAGAATATGTCACGGTCAGTCTTTCATACAAACGAAACATAGCAATCACAACTCCTTTAAAGGATATAGCTACAGCTTTAGGTCTTACTACTTATGGTTTTGAAATAGCTAAAAATATAAAGTTATCTAATGGTTTTTCTTTTGCAGGATCTGCTAAAGCAGCTTTTGCCAAATGTAAAGATATTTTAGCAGTTAATGGCATGGATCTTTTTATTGACAATACTACTGTTGTAGTTTTTGAACGGAATACTGCAGATACAAGATTTAAAGTAGTTTACCTTACTCCGGAGACAGGATTAATAGGAACTGCTAAATTGACTGATTCTAGTAAAGCAGGTAATCCGGAAGAAGAGTTTCCCTTAAGAGTATCTTTTAAATCTCTTTTAAATCCTCAATTAAATCCTAATGGTGTTGTAGTATTAGATGAGAGTACAGTTGAAGGTACTTTTATTCTTGAAAAAGTATCGTTTTCAGGTAATAATTATGGAGGAGCATTTATAGCAACTGGGGAGGGAGTAACATGAGAACAGATTTAGTAGAAGCTATGACCATCTGGTTAAGTTCTAAGTTTGAAGATGTTCATACTGCTATCCCTGGTAAAATAGAAAAATATGATGAAGCTACTCAAACTGCTGATGTTCTTCCTCTTTTAAGTAAAATAACTATAAAAAATACAGAAGTAGCTCTCCCGGTTATACCTGGAGTACCTGTTATGTTTCCTTCTGGACAAGCTTTTAAAATGTCCTGGGAAGTTCAAAAAGGAGATGGTGTTTTATTAGTTTTCTCTGAGGCTGCTTTAGGAGCCTGGGTTGATTCTGATGGTTGTAATCAAGTCACTCCGGAAGGGAAACATAGATTTTCTGAAACAGATGCTATTGCTATTTTAGGTTTAACTCCGAAAGTAGTAGAATCTACTGTAAACTTATACATAGATAAAGATGGAAATTTAAGGTTGGATGGTGCTAAAGAGGTTATAATTGAAGACACTAATGGTAATAGCATTGTAACGGATTCCAGTAAGGTGTCAATTAATGGGACTAATTTAGAGGTATTACAATAATGGGAGCAGAAATAGCTAATGTGGATTATAATCTGCAAGTTACCAATACAATACCAGGAGCTGCTACTCCTGATGGAAGTACCTCAGATACTCCCGGTAAATTTAAGATGAATGGGTCTAATGTGGCAGTGAATAGTATAGGGTGGTCACCTTCAGGTTGTACATTAGCTTCACATACTTTTGTCTCTGGAGCGAGTGATGGAGTCATAGCTACTGCTTTAAAAGTTAAGTCAGATAGTAAAGCTGTAATGCGTAAAGGTGATATTGGAGTTTGTGCTGGAAGTTTCACTTTGACTGCTTCACCTTATACCCCCATGCCATGTGCCTGCAGTTTAGAAGTGAACGATGCGGGCCAAATTAAAGTGAGGGCAGAATGACAAATTTATATATTGATCCAATTACAAATGATATAGTAATAACTAAAAGAAATCTAACTATGACTTCAGATATAGGAGCTCTTGCTCAATTATGTGAAAGTAATCTTCTTATGATTAAAGGTGACTATTTTTTAGATAAGACATTAGGAATTCCTTATGTTTCTCAAGTGTTTGTAAAAACAAGTGACAGATCATTAGTAGATTCTTTTTTTAAGAATACTTTATTAGAAACAGAAGGTGTAAATTCTATTATTTCCTATACAGGAGAGTATATAGGAGCTACCAGAACATATGCAATTAAATTTACAGTTGATACGGTACTGGGTGAAGTATCCGGAGATACTGCTTTGGAGGTTTCCTAATGGGTACATTTACTGATTCTGGTTATCAGAAAGAATCATTAGCAGAATGGAAAATAAAGGTTGAAGATCTTTTTAAAGAACAATTTGGAGATGATGCTGATTTGGATCCGAGTGGTCCTTTCGGACAGTTAGTAGCCATTACTTCTAAAATAATGACGGACCAGGATGAAATTATAGAAGAGATATATTTATCCAGGGATCCTGATTCAGCTACAGGAGTAAGTCTTGACCGGATCAGTGCAGAAACAGGTACGGTGCGTAAAGCTGCCAGTTATACATTTGCACAAAATGTTCTCTGTTATGGTGATGAAGGAACAGTTATAGCTGCTGATGAGAATAGAATTACTTTATCAGCTTCTTTTTCACCAGCTGATGATCTTTATTTTGCTTTGGTAGATGGGATTATTATTACAAAAGCAGTTGCTCGTAAAGCTATTTTAACACCGGATGAACCCAGCGAATCTGATGAATACACTATTACAATTAACAGTGTGGTATATTCTGTAATTGCAGATGCTGATCCTACAGTTGATGAGATAATAACGGCTATGATTGCAGAACTTCCAAGTGGAGTCACAGGAACTCTGGTAAATGGTACTTTAGAGATTTTTGCTATTGTTGATTTTTCATTTGATTATAATGTGCTTTGGACGTTGGATATTTTAGCTTCTGCTGGAGATTTTAGATCTAATACGTCAGGAGTAATCACAGCACCGGCAAATTCTCTTATTGAGATTGTAACACCTGTTTCAGGATGGGATTCTGTGAATAATCCATCTGCAGGAGAAACCGGATCTGAAATAGAAACAGATGTCGCTTTGAGAATCAGACGCAGAAAAGAATTGATTTCTGGAAAAAGTACAGATAATGCTATACAGATAGCAGTTGAAAAAGTAGAAAATGTAAGTTCAGTTTCTGTTTTCAGCAATCGAACATTAGTAACAGATGCTTCTGGAATTCCTGCAAAAGCATTTGAAACAGTAGTTTTAGGTGGTGATGAGGATGAGATAGCCCAGGCAATTTATGAAAATGCTCCTGCAGGTATAGAGATATATGGTGATAATGATTCAGGAACAGCTGTAGATCCTATTGACAGCACTGATGTAACTATTGATTTCACCCGGCCTACTCCTATTTATGTGTGGGCACGTATCACAAGAATTCCTAATTCTGAAGAAATTTACCCCTCTGATGGAGATGAACAGATACAAGCTGCAGTTGTTGATTGGGCTGAAACTTATTTGAAACAAGGAACTGATGTTATCAGACAAAGAATTTCTATCCCAGTTTACACAGTTCCTGGTTCTGGAGAACTTACTATAGAAATAGCAAAGACAGCAACTCCGGAAGGAACTCCTTCATACGCTGAAGATGATATTGTCATTTTAAACAGAGAGAATGCAGAAATAATATTAACTCGTGTCATAGTTATTGAGGGACCTTAATGGCAGAGCTTGAAAGTATTGATTATTCTACAATTGCTCTTTCTCTTTTAATTGAAAGATTTAAAGATAGTGAAGACTTTAAAAAGATTTTTAATATTATAGCAACAACCAATATGGAACTGCAGACTACTTTTTTTGAGATAAGAGATAAGTTTATTATAACTACTGCTGAAGGAATAGAATTAACCATTATAGGCAGAATCTGGGATGTTTCCCGGAGATTGGATATAACCGAAACTGATGATGAGTATAGAGATAAAATAGAAGTTAAAGTTGGATTATCTGTCTCAGGTACTATTCCAGAAATAAAACAAATATTACTTTATTTTTATGGAGCTACATATGTTACATATGCTGCAGATTATCCTGCAGGTTATGATTTAACAACAGATGCAGTGATTACACAAATTGCTTTAGATAGTTTAACAGCTGCTGGGGTACAAGGAACAATTTTATGAGAGGAATTTATAAATGGCAGAAATAGTTTCCAGTGACTATCCCACAGTAGCTGTTTCTCTTCTTGTACAACACTTTAAGGACAGCACTGAGCTTCAAAAGCTTCTCCAGGCTATGACAGCAGCTGCTATACCTCTTCAGACTGCTGTATTGGAAATAAGGGACAGATTCGTATTATCAACAGCGTCAGGGGCTGAATTGACCATAATAGGAGCTGTTTGGGATGAAGCTAGAGAGGGTGATACAGATGATGATTACAGATACCGTATCAATATAAAAATTTCTTTAAGTATTTCAGGAACTTTTACTGAGATTAAAAAAGTATTATTTAATTTATATGAAGCTACATATGTAACATACACAAATGGATATCCAGCAGGATTTACAATTGACACTGATGGGGATATTAATCAAGAAATATTAGAAAAACTTATTCCTGCAGGCGTTTTTGGAGTATTATTGATGCAAGTTCCTTCAGGAAATTATATAGTAGATGCAAATACAGATTTTATTGTGGATGCTAATAGCTATCCACTTATCGATAGTGATGTATAGGAGATAAATTATGGCTGGTGGATTTAAAAGAATAACAGATTATGATGTAGTGCTTCCGGCTGATCTTCCGGATGATGCTATAGTTTATGTTGCACTCCCTTCCGAAGCTACTCCAGTTTTGATAGATAGAAAATGGACATGGGCTAATTTTAAGAGTTGGTTGACAAGTTGGATTACGAGCCATAGTGATGTAGAAGCAAATACTACTCATAGAGGTGTAGTTGAAGGAAATCCTCATGATGTAACAAAATCAGAAGTAGGATTAAGTGCTGTACCTAATACTGATTTCACTACACCTGTATCTAATAATACTGATCATAGAGGATTAACTGATGATCCTCATGATGTAACTAAAACACAAGTAGGATTAAGTGCGGTACCTAATACTGATTTTACTTCAGCAGTTGCAGATAATACTGCACATAAGACTCGTGATGGTAGTGAACATTCAGATGTAGTTACTAATAATGGAAAAGTAACCAATGCAAATCACACTGGAGATGTTACAGGAAGTGCCGAATTAACAATAGGAGCATTAAAAGTGGCTACAGGAATGGTACAGAATGATGCTGTGACATATACAAAAATGCAGAATGTAGTTCTTGATGAAAGGCTTCTTGGAAGAGTATCTGGTGCGAATGGTGTTGTAGAAGAACTTACTAATTCACAAGTCAGGACAATGCTTGGATTGGATACTAATGATGAAGTAACATTTGGAATAGTGAATTGCCCTTCTATAAATACTGGATTAGGTGATTTTGAGGCTTATGATCAAACTAAAGTGATTCATGTACTTATAGCCTCAGCATATACTATGCCTGCAATGACGGTGGGGCAAACAGTTATAGTAGGAGTGTCTATTTCTTCAAATACTTCTTATAATATAAAACTTCCATCAGGAGGGACGTATGAGTGGATAATTTTATCTATTGATAAGGATCCTACTGTAACATCTAGTTCTATTTATGGAACAGGAGGGACAGCGACTGCAGGGGAAACAATAATGGTTTCCGGTGATTCAACAGTAAGCACAAATTTTATAGCTGCTGTAACTAAAATATCAGGATAAGGAGGAATAAATGATATATACAAGAAAAGACGGAACATATGTAATTGAAGTAAATAATATGCCTTATCATGTAATTGATACAGATGAAGAATATTGGTCTGAAGTTCAACAAAGGATTTTAGATGGTGAAGAAATAGAACAAGAAGTACCGCTTTCCCCCGGTGATGATTTTGAATGGGATTCTATCAATGAAGAATGGATATTAACTCTTGAGGCTACAAAAACAAATTATCAAATAAGGGTAAGTGACATAAGACTTCAAAGGTTGGATGCAGGATTTACATTGGGACAGCATACAATAAGAGCTGATAGTTATTCTCAAGTAAGATTGCAGATGTACTATGTAAGACACATGGATGGAGTAGATATATTTCCTCTTGATTGGAGAACTAAAGAGAATGTGTATTATACAATATTGGATATTACTACTTTTAGAACGTTAATATCTGCATTTAATACATTTCTTAAAACAACTTATGAGGATAGTTGGACAGTAAAAGATGCTATAGAGTCAGCTACAACAATTGAGGAAGTAGAAACAGCTTATGAAGGGTATATAAATGGATAATAAAATAATCTCCTACTTAACATTAAGAAAGGCAATTGGTATTCTTGGAATACTTCTTGCTCCATTATGTATAATTGTAATTCTTATAGTTACAGGACAAGTAGAACAAACGATGTCTGCTTATTATCGTACTATAATGAGGGACATTATGGTTGCGATACTTACAATTACCGGAGCCTTTCTTTTAACTTACAAAGGATACGACCTGAAAGACAATATTGTATCTTCTATTTCTGGGAGCTCAATTATCCTGGTAGCAATAATTCCTTCATCTTATTCCATTTTAATTCATGGATTAGCAGCAGTAATATTCTTTTTATCCATCGCTTATATGTCATATTTCCAATTCACACAAGGGAAAAAGAACAATAAAATATATAAGATAAGCGGAATAATTATTATGTTTTGTTTGGTACTATGGGCGGGAGCATATATTTTACATATAAGATATTCGACAATAATAATCGAAACAATTATGATGAGTGTATTTGGAATAGTATGGTTAGTAAAAGGGAAAGCAATTTTAAATAAATCTTTATAATTAAACATAAGGATTTATTGCTTTAAGCTCTCACCAAATGCACTCTGGAAATTCTATATCCCAGTTTCTTATTAAATTTCTGAACAACTTTATACACCTTATCAGCACTATCAATTTGATCTTCTTTATGTGTGCTCATAAGGACCTGCACCTTCAATTGATCACTGATATCCTTTAATAGTGTAGTCATTACAGGACTGCGAATTACATCAAGATTCTTTGCTGGCTCATCCAAGCATAATAGATTAGCTGTTTTACCCATGCTCCATACAGCTAATCTCAAACCTAAAGCTACTACATCAGCAAGTCCACCTCCTGCAGAATCCAAAGGAGCTTGTTTGCTTCCACCTTTCTCCACAGTGATAGCAGCGTGGCTGGTATTGTTCTTTGTGGTAAATTCAATATCAAATACATTCCCTGGGAATAAAGCCTGTAGGGGGGTATTAACAAGATCTGAGAGATGATAAGCAATACTGCTCTCAATTTGATGAGCAGCAGTTTGAATGATCAATTGAGCTTTTTCAATAGCTTCTAATTTCTTACTTAGTTTAGCTTTCTTCAATGAAGATTGTTCCAGATAATTTTCTGTTTCTTCCAGGAGATATTTTTTCTTATCTAATACAGTTCTTAATTTAAGATTATTCACTTTGTAATTCCTTTAATTCTTTTCTAAGTTGTTTTCCAGCTTCGGCTCCTGAAATTCCTCTATTTGACATTTCAGTGAGTCTACCTATTAAAGTTGTTATTTCTTCTTGTGAAACATTAAGAGCTTCAGCAATGGGTCTAATTGTTGTTAAAGCTTCTATAATTTTAATCTTCTTCATCTTCTTCATCCATTATTTCATCTAAGATATCTTCCGGAACAATCTCCTGAATTTTAGCTGTGAGTCCCTCACGTTTTACTTGAAGCATACTGATACGTTCTGCAGTCTCTTTCTGGAGAGTTTCCATTTCTTCTTTAGTGTCACAACCATACTCCGATTTCCATTGAGCTTTAATCTGTTTGATAGCTCCTTCAGTTTCTGCACATTCTGTGGTTAATTCAGTTATTTTACTCTGTAATTGTTCAACTTCTTCGATACTCATTTCTTTAGACATTAATCCGCACCTCTTCTAATATATTTTTTTCAAGTTGTGAACTATCTACTGACAGTTCTTTTACTACTTCCCAGAGATCAAAAGACATCCCATGGGAACTAGCTAATTGTTCTGCATAAGCTGTTAATGAATCTTCCCTTGCATGTTGTTCTACTAAATAGGAATCATCAATCATAGTGACATCATCACTTTCTAATGGAATAAAACCATAACTACTATCTTTAGTATCGAAAACATAGAAACCTACTTCGTAATCTTTTTCATCTGCACTTTGCCTATTGAGGCATCCTGGATTAAAAAGAATGGTATCTTCATATATTTCTATATAATGTTTATGATAATCTCCTGTGAGAATATATTTGGCAGTAGGAAAGGATTCTATTACATCAGCAGCTATTTCTGCATTCGCTAATCTAGCTAATGATTCATTAGCATCCGGCATTATCAATCTATGTACAACTACAATACCAAATTCTTCTAAGAAATCAGTATTCTCAAATCGTTCATTTACACCATGGGCCGTCACGCCTTTCATTCTCATTAAGTTCCCTATACTGCTGTTTGACAAGTTAGCATACTGGTGATGCTGTAAATCATGGTTTCCGGGGATAATATGGACCTCTGGGAGAGATTGTTTAGCATCAAATACTTCCTGCATAGCTTGAGGAAGAATATCTACTACCCAAGGAGGTTGATTAGAAGAATCAAGGATATCTCCGGCTAATATAAGCATATCGATATCAAGTTCAACACATTTTAACAAAAGTTCTATTACGTTATCTCTTTGTGATTGAATCCAATCTTCATCTATTCTAACTCTGGGACGATCTCTCCGGAGATGTAGATCTGCACTAACGGCTATTTTCATATTTACCTTCTTTTACAGGAGCACCACAAAGCAAACAGACATCTGGTAGTAATTTTTTATTTATTTTAATGTTTTTGTAATTGTCTTTTAATTCTACCTCATATTCTTTTACATCAAATAAAGTATTATTGATTAGAGTTTTTTTATTCCTTAATTCTACAATAGTGTGATCTAGCATCTCTAATTGCATAATTTTATCATGAGCATCTTCCAACCAGGGTTTATTCTTTTCAAGAAAAAGAGCATCTGTATCATATTTAGTTATTCGCTGCTCAATGTTTTGAATATGAAGAGTAGAGAACCCTATTTCATTTTCAATTTCTTTAATTTCAGAAATAGTCTTTTTAGCTTCAGGAAGCCAATTATGTTCTTTAAGATACTGTTGATTGCCTTTAAAAGTAGTAAGAGAAAGATCCATAGAATATTCATCTTCAGTTAAATGATATTTTTTGTTATACAGTAGTAACCATCTCTCAACTAAAAGAGAAACTTCTTTACTCCAGGAATGAATCTCAAGAATTCCCTGTAAACCATCATAATTTTCAATCTCTTCAATAATATCAGTTTCTTTATTCTCCAGATTTTCAATATCTTTTTCTACTTTTTCCAGACGTTTAAAGATAGGTTCAGTAGTCAAAACCCAATCAAGAGATTTAATACTCTTTTCATAGGAAGTAATTTTCTCAGTCTCAAGCTCTCTCAGTTTCTTTGTAGATCGTTTTTTACTTTCTATTGCTGATAAGGCCCTTGGGATTTCATCCAGTTTGACAACTGAGTTAAGAAACCTTGCCACTTCCTGTCCTCCCTTACCGCCTGAATGTAGTAAGAAAAGGCTGTCATGCTGGCTTTGAATATTGACTTCACCCATATTAAACCAATTTTTAACTTCACTTGGAACTCCTACTCCAGCTCTTGCCAGATCCTTTCCATCAATTCTATAACCATTAAAGTCTGCAGATCGTTCCCGGATAAGAACAGAACCATCTTTTCGGACACATTCAACTTTGCAAGGTTGATCAATAACAACCATTTTCTTTTTAGTTGTATGTTTAGCCCAGTAGGATATGAAACCGGTCCCGGAAGGTTCATTATTTACAGCCCAGTTTAATCCTCTCATAATGGCTGTTTTACCTTCATGTGATTCTCCGGTTAAACTTGTGATTCCTTCATCAAGTTCAATAAAGGAATCTATATGAGCCTGGAAATTAACTAATCTAAGTGATTTAAGCATTACCATCCCTCCTTGAAAGTCATTACTCTGGTGTATTCAGCCATAAGTACAGCGTCAGCCCTACCATCTTTTGACTTCATAAAAATATCTAGCATTCCAGGATAAAGTAAACGGCATAAACTCACAGAGGCATCTTTTCCTTTTTTAATAAGTTTATGATGTCGCTTCCATTCCTGGGGACTTATATATCTGACAGGAGTGCCTCCTACGGTACGGATAATAGCTTCCAATCTTCCGAACCCCTGGCCAAATGAAAATGAACTAACATTTCCTTCTCCCGGCATACTATGCACCTTTTCTATTACGACTAATTGGGGTCTCCAGGTTCTTAAGATGTCTTTATACATTATAAAGAATTCTTCAATATCCAATTCATTATTTTTTTTCTGCTTTCCACTTTTAGTTTTAGTTGTTTTAAGAGTAGTGAGAATAGGAAGATCATGAACTTCCAAAACTTCTCTACTCCGGACAACTGCAATTGCTCCAGAAATGCCTGGGTCTATAGCAACGATTATTGCACTCACGAGAATAACCGTCCTTGCTTTGGATCTTCTGTTCTATGAATTAAAGCATCTTCTAAATAATTTAATCCCAAAGCAGCTAAAACAAATTGTTCACTACCACTGAAAGCCATTCTCATAGACATACCGAAACTACGATTTTTAGACATATGAATTCTAAAAGCCTGATATTTTTCGTACATTTGTTTATCAGTTACATTATTTTCACGCATTATTTGAGTAAGATTTCTCATTTATATTTCCTCCCAAGACCGCTTTTAGCTGCAGCTTCAATAGCTTCCCATTTCTCAGTGACTCTTTTATCAAGTTCTTTTTTCATTTCTGGATTCTTCATTATCTGTAGTCTGAGAGTATCAAAATCAGAAGGGGCACCAAAGAAATCTTCAAATGATTTAATCAATATTGGAAGAGTTTCTTTAAACTCCATAACAGTGCTGGCTTTAATAGCTCTTTTCTTATCTATTTTTTTTCGGAAATTTCTGTAATTATTTAAACGTTCTTCATCAGCTTCCAACCACTTAGTGACACCATCAAGATCCGGTGCAGGTTTATCAGTGTCTTTAGGATTCCAGGAAATATTTTTAGCTACATTTTTTCGGTATTCTCCACTGGGACTTCTGATTCCATAAAGAAAAGTAAGACTGGTTCCAACATCATCAATACCAAAATCAGTGTAGTAAAGAAACCGGGCTTTTCTTTTCATTCGACCATCACGTGATTTGAGACCTTCTACTTCTACAAAAATACCATTAACTAAATCACTACCTTCATTTTTAAGATCTCTAATAGGAGTAAACCATACCTCTATGTCCATCCAGTGTTTTTTAGCTTTTCCACCAGAGGTCTTTAATTTTTTCTGGTATTTACCAGCTCCAATAACTTCCCGGACCTGACTAACTATTCCCAGTATAACTTTACGACCTTGAAGTTTAGCTGTTTGGGTCCGGAAGAACTCCTGACTTAAAAACTTAGCAGAAGCCATTCCAAAAGTACCTTCATCAAAAGTCTTACCTTTTTCATATTCTTCTTTTCTATCTTCTGAACGTTTCACTTTATCATTATCTGTAAGAGAATCTAAACTATCTACAAAATAAATCCCAAAGTGTTTCTTGGGTAATTGTTCTAAAAAAATAGAAAGTCTGGCATCCATATCTTCTACTGTTGTAGGCCTAATAGGTAACTTTTTGGGGTGATCCAATAAAAAATTACCACCCATGATATCAACACCATACAAATCAGTAGTATCAAAGTTATTACCGTTTTCACCATCTTCATACTGCCAATCAAAATTATCTTTTCTATGATGATATTCAGCAGCAATCATTTCATTTCCAAGCATAGATTTTCCACTACCAGAATCACCACAGAGGTTAATTGCTATTCCATAAGGGATCCCTAAACCTCTTCCTCCTCCAAAATAGAGGTCAAGGAGATGGCATCCTGTTTTAGCAAACTCAGTTTTCATTTTTATTTCCTTCTTTATCACCGATTCTACCTGGTTTTCTATCCAGGAGTTCAAGGAGGGTTTCGTAGTCTTCATGATGGATTACATCCTTATTCTGATAAATAGCTACTCTTAAACGATTCAAGGCAATAATTCTCCACATACGGACTCTGTTATTGTCTTTAGGATAAGGAAGTAATTTCCATTTAGAAGTTCCTTTTCTTATTTTCAAGAAACTAATCAGTTCATCACGTTTGAAATACCAGTGTTTGTCTTTTTTATTCTTCCAGGCAAATGGCTGCAGACGTAAAGCTTGAATGGTGTATTCCACTTTAAAACGTCTAACCATAGCCATTGCTTCACCTGTCTTAAGATAAACTTCTGATGACATGATTCTCTCCTTTCAAAAAGAACCCCCTTTTCAGAGGGCTTTGATTTTTATGATTATTTGATTATTTCTTTTTAGCTTTCTTTGCTTTGTAACAGGTTATTTCCAGATCACATTCATCACACTCAGTATGTTTTCCATAATCAGATCCAAACTTGTAACCAACAGGACATTTATCCCCAGAAGATTTCTTTTTGGAAGATGTTTTGGATTTACTGGAAGTAGATTTCTTTTTCTTTTTTACAGGTTTGGTTTCTTCCTCGTCATCATCTTCATCATCGTCAGAGTCATCCTCTCTATCGCGATCATCATCGTCAGCATCATCTTCTTCGTCTTCTTCCTCGTCATCATCTTCGTCATCGTCATCATCATCAGATTCAGGCTCGTCACCTTCTTCCTCCTCCTCTTCTTCCAATTCTTCTTCTTCCTCATCATCAGTGACTTCATCATCTTCACCAAAGTAGAATTCTTTGATCTGTTTGTTTGTCATGATGACAAGAGCTTCATCCCAGGAAAAAGCTTTATCGATATCAGAATCCGGAACAGGTTTCTTTCTGTCAATAAAAGAAAATTGTTTGAAAGGTTTTTTCTTATCTTCAGGGACCAGAAATTTTACAATTTTTCCTTCATCTTCTGTTTCGTAAAAAGCAACTACACCTTCACCATCCGCACATTCTTTTGCAGCTTCTGCAAGTTCATCACCGAAGATATATGTGGAAGCTTCATAAAACATGATCTTACCTTTATCTTCACCGTTTACAGGTTTAACATTATAGACAGCTCTTCTTTTAGCTCCCAGAGCAATAGCTAATTTCTTTGTTTTTTCACTGCCGGTTTCATTATGTTCATCCCAGAGATTACGAGATTCATCACAGAGAGCACAGGGTTTTCCATAATTCTTCTGCAGACAAAGAATATCTTTCGATTTATTCACACTCTTATGGACATAATATTCCATGGCATAGTGCAGGTCTCCGATTGATAAATCCCCGGAAGCTACTTTTGGAAAGAGATTAGTTTTGATTTCAAAGGGAATGATATTAAATCTGTTGGATTTACCTCTGGTAACTTTGAATACTTCAGGTTTTTTCTTCAATTTTTTAAAATCAAAGACTCCAGTGTAAGATGACATCCCCCTGGCATTATTGGTACTAACATGAGACTCTACTCTTTCAGTTCCGACTCTTCTATGTTTCTTCTTTTTTGTAGCCATAATTATTCTCCTTAATTATTTAGATCTTGCTTTAAAGCAGACGTTATCTATTTCACATTCATCACATTCAGGTTCTAACCCGAAAGATGTACCAAACTCATAACCATGAGGACACTTACCTTTAGGTTTTTCAGTTTTCTTTTTATCAGCTATTTCTTTTTGAAGTCTTTTACCTTCAATCTGATTAAGAGCAGCCTGTTCCTTGACGGTTCTTTTCTTAGGTGCTTTCTTAGCTGTAAGCTTTTTATCCACACCTTTTTTAACAACTCTTTTGTTTTTGGGAGGAGTAACAACTTCTTCCTCTTCTTCTTCCATATCTACATCAAGATCTTCTTCATCTTCTTCAAGTTCCGGATCAACAGTTCCAATACCTTCTGTCTCATCATAAAGTTCTTCATCTTCATCCAAAGTATCACCGTATAAATCATCATCTTCCTCATCTTCTTCAATGACAATCGGTTCAGGTTTAGGAAGTTTCTTTTTCTTCTTTCGCTTCTTATTCATTTCAGAAACATTTTCATCCATAGAAGTATTTGCAGCATCTTTGGTTTTTCTCTTATTCTCCCGGACATCAACACCCATTTCTTCTTTTACAAAATATTTTGTAGTATGAAGTTCTGTAAGGATTTTGATCATACTTCTTTTTTGCTGCATAGCTTCTTCCGCTACTTTACAGAAACCTAAAACTTTATTTGCAGCGATATAAGCTTTATGAGCTTTCATAACTTCCGGATCAGAATTTACAAGATGTTCAGCCATTTTATCTGTAGCAGGTTTTTCTCCTGGTTCATCCGGTGTTTTATGGAACATGAATCTTTCAGATTTCACTTTGTCCAGTGTTAGTTTAGCTTTGTCAGCATCTTCTTTAGCTTGAACAACAAGTTCTGCCCATTCACCATAGATATAAGGCTGCATCTCTGCTTCTTCATCCAACAGATTCTTATTGATCTGCTTATCGGCTCTAAGGTCCCGATTAATCTCTACCATCGATTATCTCCTTTTTAATTTGTAAAACTTCTTACAGTTCTTGTTATAAGTAAAGGCCAGGCTGTTCCAGTATCAAACAGGGGCTCTTCAAACCATTCCAACATTTCAGCTACTTCGTTAATTCTTTCGCCAGCTCTTAATCTATCTCGAAGTATAATAGAGGCACCATAACTCAGTAATGTTCTTCTAACTGTTTCAGGTTCTACCCTTTCTTTTTTAAGTTCTCCAAGAATCTTTAAAGACTTATTAGAGTTACCGGTGAAATAAGTCCTACAGAAGTTTATTACTTCTGGGATATCCTCATTAAGTCCTGCCACATTACTTTCAAGATACTCCTGAATGAACTCTTCCTCCATTCCGGATACAGTATCCAATAGTTTAACAGCGTCTCTCACATGACCATCAGCAGCGTCTGCAATCATTTCTAATATCTCTGGATCAAGAAGATAATTCTCTTCTCTACAGATTCCTTTCAATAATTTTTTAATCTGAGAATCTTTAACCAGAGTAAGTTTAATAGGGGTACATCGGCTTATTACAGTATCTAATATTTTAGCAGGATCAGTAGTGCAGATAAAAAAGAAATCTGCAGCAGGGGGCTCTTCAAGAAGTTTAAGAATACCATTTTGAAAAGCTTTACTGGAAGCTTGCATTTCATCAAGAATCCAACCTCTATTTCCCATACTGACTGTGTTACAGGCATTTGTAATCTCTTCAGAATCTTTTTTAAGACCATCCTGAGCCAAATTCATTTCTACAATATTGAAAGGATCTATGTTTAAAGCTTTACAAGCTACCCTTGCCAGAGTAGTTTTACCAACTCCATGAGGTCCTACAATAATATAAGCTTGTACGGGATTATCTCTTATGATACTTTTTTCCAGAGCAGCTACTTGTGATTCATTACCAATAACTTTTTCAAAAGTGTCTGGTCTGTATTTTTTAGTATATCCCATTAAAATAATCTCCCAGACTGCCAGGTTTTAACTACTTCAATAGGATCCATATTCTTTTTCACAGCTTTTTCTATTATCTGCCAGGCATCAATCCACATCCATAATTGATCCAACCTCTTATTTGCAGGAGGTTTTACAGTCATTTTCACCATTCTTTCAAAGAGTTTACTCTTATATGGTTTAAGCCAATCTCCCATATTAAAATACATTCTTCCATCCTGGTTAATAAACCGGACTGCTTTCTTTTTATTTAAAGGATGAGGTTGCCTATGCATGTGTTCTGGATTATCTGGTGGAGGACCATGCCGATACACATTAGCCATGATAGATTTATTCTTAATCTTTTCTATGGTGTTTTCATCCTTTGGTAATTCAGAATCTAAAGTTTCTTTAGTGATTTTTAATAGTTCATCTTTCATATCTTTATTCATATTTCTCCTCTTTATAATTATAGCTTTTAAGCTCTATTACGGACTATTCAGTATTCTATTTTTTGCGATTTTAAAAGTTTCCGTATCTAATTCAACTCCTATAAAATTTCTATTTAAAGATTTACAAGCTTCACCCATAGTTCCACTCCCCATTGTGAAATCTAATACTAATTCATTTTCACGGGTATATGTTTTTATAAGGTATTCGATAAGTTTAATTGGTTTCTGAGTAGGATGGTAACGTTTTTCATTAGTAGAATCATTATTAACTACTGCAAAATCTAAAACACTTCGAGGGTATCGTAAAATACTTCCTCCTTTTGTAATTACTCGTTTTTGATTACCATACACATTGCTTATATGATTATTATTCACAGCATAATTCATAGGTTTATTATTTTCAGTTTTTTGTGGATAATAATTTATTTTACCTTTTCCAAACACTACAATATTCTCATGAGCTTTCATTGGCATTTTTTTAGCATTCAAATGCCCTGATGCTTTATTTTTATGCCATATCCATTCATATTTAAACATTTGCAAGTTACTACTAATTAAAATAGATGTGAATGGTTGACTTGCTGTTGTGATAAATACTCCATTTTCTTTAAGAAGTTGCCTGCTAAGTTTCCACATTGGAACTAAAGGAATTATAGAATCCCATTTACAAGCTGTAGTGCCATAAGGTAAATCTGTGATGATAGCATCAATTACAATATTCTTAGCAATAAGCATCTCCATTATAGCAAGACCTTCAGCATTATAAAGCCGTATCATTTACACCTCATTTTATTTAAAAAGTACCGGAGCTTCAATATAAGGAACTCCGGGTAAAGTTTCTTCACTGACACCTGAACCCCAGGAATCCCAATTTTTAACATGTACTCTGGCGAATAGTTCTATTCTTTTCTGGTCAGGATGCATTCTGGTTATTCTATTTCTTATCTCTGCAGGTTTAGCTGAATGATGAGTCCTTTCTTCTGCAAGAAACTGCTGTTCATTTCTGGAACCTCTGGGTTTAGGAATACTTCCCCGTTTACCCACAAGTACATACTCACAAGAGCTCATTGTATAAAAGCCGGGATTGACTGCTTCTTTGTACCACACAAAGGCTATAGTGGAGTATGTGAATCCCCAAGCCTTTAAAACATCAGCACCATAAGGAAGATGTGGACCAGTTATCCACAAGTAACACACAGAGTTATCCTCAGAGATATCCACAACCGGAAGAGCTTTAATGTCATCTAAAGTCATCACATCATAATGATCTTCTGCAGATTCAACAGCTTTATAATTCTTTTTGGTTCCGGAGAACTGAGAATCAAAGTTTTTCCCTACTAAATCATAAGGCCATGGAGGGTCTACCATTATTACATCATATTTTTTATCTGGGAATTTAATCATCAATGAACCTCCGTACAATTCCAAGCTACTCTATTACAGTCGTTAGCGTATTTAGTGCAATATAAATGCATCCCTTTTACACGTTTAGTTTTCTTTGGTATTTGTTCAAACTCATTTGAATCACCAATTCGCTGTGTTAATGTCGACATATAGCATCTGTTGCAACGTCCTTTATCTTGTTTACGAGGTAATTTGCCAGCCATCAATTAAGTTCTCCAAAATCACAAATGTCACATTTCCATATTCCACTGGATTTATCTAATGTAACATTTCCATTTTCACAATTAGGACAAGGATAACTTTCTTCTTTATCTTCCGGTATATCTTCAAAACTCATTTAAGCCTCCGTGAATTTTTTATAAAATAGAGCACGTCTTTTATGATATTTAGATTTGTGATTGTATTCTTTAGCACTATCAATCCAATCTTGCTTGGTATTACAGTTGATTAACTGAGGTACTGGTACTTTTATTGAATGTCGTAAACTCGTTTTCTTGCATCCCAAATAAAAATCAGCTTGTTCCTGGTGATAATTAAATAATAAACTTATTTCAAGTGGTGTTAATTCTACTTTCATATATTCCTCTGTTTCTTTAAATATCTCCTTTACATAAGGAACTTCAGTTTTTACAGTTTCTAATAAGCTCAATCCCGTACAGCCATAACCTTTATTTCGTAATTCTTGTTTAGATTGCTCACTCTCAAACAGCAATACTATTATCATTCTAAGTGTTTCATTATCTTTATTTTTAATGGCTTTATTAAGAAGGGATTCATAACCGGCTAAAGTCATATATTACTCCTTTGGTTTACTTGACATATTAGGATTACGACAATCTGATCTGAAAGATTTCATAGATGAAATGCCTTCATTTTCTCTGAACATACATTGTGAAGGAGATAAGTAGCACCCCTGACACCCATATGTTGTCAAAACTGCATTTATCCTTTTAGCTTGATCACGTAGCATGGGACAATCCATATAATTCACAGGTTCCTCCATTCATCTTTAACCCATTCTTTCTCTTCAATCTCCTTCATATCATTCCAGGTACCATCAATTCCGCTGACTTCTTTTTCTAAAGTCAAAGGGGATATAATCCAATCCCAATGTTCTCTGACAAGTAATGTTCCATATTTAAACATGAGTTCATCTACAATCTCTCTTTCTTCTGGGACACCATCCCAACCAATACTATCGTGAATCTCATATATTTGTTTGGATTTAAGTCCTAATCTTTTAGCTTCTTTCTGGGTCTTTTCCATGGTCCATAGTTTAATATGACTAGCTGGCCCCTGTACCGGTCCATTACAAAAATTATTAAAACTCATAGGCCCCCAGTATCTGAAGCCTGTTACCATGTCTACATAACCATCTCTTAAATATTTCTTATGCATTATGTCTCTGTTGTCTTTATAGGTAGGGTACTTTTCATTCCAATAGTAATCTATGTAAAGTTTCATCCATTCTTTGAATCTACCATAAGAACTAATGGGAGAACCTTTCTGAGGACCACCAAAGTAAGTAGGCATTCCAATTTTAGATAAATGCTTCTTAGTTATCTCTGGTAATTGTTTCCATACACCACTAGCTGTTTTTTCAACTCCAGCACCATATACAGAAGGGAATACATAACCATTTTTACTGGCCTGTCTTACATTCTTTGCAACTTTACCACCTGTAAGAGGATCTGTAATTCCCATCCATTTATTATATATTTCATCATCAAGAAAGAGCATTTCAAAAGAAACATCCTTATGCATGTCAGCGTGTTCCTGATCAAAACAATAAGCCAACCATTCAGGGTCTTTAAATACACAACCGGCAATTACAACCTCCAGCATTTTATAATCCCATTCCCATATTTCATTCCCTGGAGAAGGTCTTAATGCTGAACGTAACATAGTTCTTGCTTTCTTATTCCTCTTAAATGGATTTTGAATATTAGGATTGGAACAACCTGAACGGAATGTCTGAACGTTATGAGTAGAGAAAATAGGATGAATCATTCCATCACAAGCCTCAGTAGTATATTTATTCAAAGTATCATATATTTTTTTCTGCTTTCTTATTTTAACAATAGTGTCAGTAAAACTTGATTTAAGACTGAGAAGAGCTTCTTCATTCTCAGGTCTGTTTCCGGGTTTCAAATCATCTGACATTCCTACGGGTTCTTCAAATCTTAACATATCATAAATATGATGTTGAAATCCTTTTCCCTGTATTTTCCGGTCCCAGCCTTTGCTCTCAGGTAATTCAAGTATACGATCCCAGAGACCATCCATTTTAGCTTTTACAAAACCGGTATTTAATTCAGCTTCTTCCATATTTAATTTGAAACCGGCAGCTTCCATAATACCATGAGCCATAGTTCCTTTATGAAGAAATAAAAATCCTTCTCTTAATTTTCCTTTTAATCTGGAATCCTGGTACTCAAATAATTTATATTCTAAATGAGCATCACGAGCTACATATAAAAGTTTTTGATGAGTATCAGCTAAATGAATTTGATTAATCGCATTTCTTCCATATTTTAATTCCTCTTCTTCAGTAGGTTTCAAATATTTGTCTACTTCAGAATCATAATTGAGAATTCCAAGTTTACAAAATATTAAATATTTAGCTCCAACATTCTTTTTGTTATGGAGACAGTGAGCACCTATCATTGTACACCAATACATGTTTCGGACATGCTGTTTAATTCCCCGGATATGAGACCAGGTATCTTCAAACTTAGCATTATGAGCTATCTTTTTAATTTTAGTATTTCTGAGAATTAGTTTCATTTTTTTATGAAATTCAGGATCATCAAAGTAAGGCATCCCCACACCTATAATTCCATTAGAAAATCCCACGCAATCAATATAATGACCTTCTCTATGTGGTTTAATTCCGGTTGTCTCATAATCAAAAGTTACATGAGTCCAGGTTTTATAAATAGTGTCCAGCATATTTAAAGATTCTTTTAATTTATGAAGAGCAATTACATCATTGCTATAATTGTGAGTGTAGAACGGAGTAATTAGAAGATTGATAGCTTTTCTTAAATCTCTTTTCCACTGCTTCATAACAACAGGATCAATTACATTTTTAAAGTCAACTGATTTACGAACTTCTTCAGGACTCCAGGTGGGGCAGATAAAAACTTTCCAATCCTGATCCGGAATTTGTTCTCCATAATAAGCAGTCATTTTAATACCAGTAAGTCTACCGGCTGCTCTGGTTCTTATCACACTGGCGGCAGCAGCTATTCCTAGGGTAATTATCACATGAGGTTTAAACTCATTTATTTTTGCTGTGAGAATGTTATGGCATCTTCTGATGTCAGCATCATTCACATTAGATTTTTTATTTTTTAAAGGAATATGACAACTAACAGCATAACCATAAATAGTATCTCTGGTTAAACTAAGTCCCAATTCCATTAAAGTTTCTTTTAATAATTTCCCTGCTTTATCCTGAAAAGGTTTTCCTTCTCTATCTGATTTTTTACTGGGAGCTCCATTTATTATTAAAATCTTTCTTTCACCTTTTCCGGCAAACTTCATAATTGGAGTATTTATTTTTAATCTTTTAGAACACACATCACAAGCATTTGCTTTAGTGGAAAAAGGATTCTCTTCTACTATTTCACCAAAGTCAAAAAAAGATGATTCCATTATTATTCCTTTAATGAATTATTTTTTAAAAGAAAATAATATGCTGTGATCCAGGCAATGCCTTCTGTCCAATCTCTTACTTTAAAAGACATGATTATTATGATTCCATAAATTATAGTAATAATACCTAATGATATTTTATTCATTTTCATTATTCTCTAGCTCCTGCTTGAATATTAGTAATAGCCATTATCTGTCCTTCAGTTATATGTTCATTTTCTATAACCCATTGCAGAATACCAGATAGTGTTTCATCAGCATATTCATAAACTGGATCCAAAAGCATATCATCTAAAATATCTCTATATTCTTCCCAAGCATAACCCATATTAAACCTCCCTTTCAAATAATGGACAAATCATAGTTTTAAATCCCGGAGTAGTCATAATGATGAGAGGATAAACTTTGTTCTTCGCCAGGGTCATAGGTTTGATCATTATTCTTTTGCATTTCTCAGAAGCATCTTTTAAATAATCAACATAGTAACGTCCTTCTTCAACTTCTTTAAAAGCTACTAAAGGTGAAGTCCAATCCACTGATGAAGTAACTTTCCCATTTTTACTACCGGCAGCAAACATCAATTCATCTTCACTGAAAGTAACTCTTACAAATTGTTTTTTTGCATCATCAGATTTACTACTTAAGACTGAACATTCATCAACTGCAGAAAGGAAATCATCAGGTATTTTAGTATTGAAATATTTTTCATCATCTTCTTCACCTTCCTGAGCCATAAGAAAATCAAGAGCACCTTTAAATAATGTAATGTCCTGAAGAATAAAACTGAAAATAGTACCATCCTCATCAATGAGATGAAACCATTCAGCTGTTTCTTTTCCAGTGACATCATAAGCTTTTAATCCAGTTTTAATTTTTAATATAGTTTCTATATTTTTTTGACTGATCCAGAATTCTCCCATGGACCGGGAAATATTAAAAAAGTTACTGACAACCTGATTAGTTCCATAAACCATATCATTCTTGAAATACACTCCGGACCATTTAGTTACATTCCCTTTAATACCGCAACGCAATAAAGCTTTTCTGAAATCTCTGGGAAGTTCCTCTGCAGGAATTAAACTATGAATAGAAGCTATTTTTTTCTGAACAATTTCAGCTTTCATAAATGTGAGAGAAGCAGTTGTTTTCCCTGCTTTAATTTCCAGAGCATCTTCAGTTACTGAAAGAATTAAATCTTCTGATTTTCCTTTCTTTAATAATTTATGAAGCTTGTCTCCGGAAACACTACCTGCAATATCTTCTGTTGAAAAAGGACAGGTAACACATATCCTGGTGTTATATGTGTGAAGTCCTGATGGAGTAAAAACAATTGTCTGGACTCCTTCAAGTAAAGCTCTTTCACTTCCGACTCCAGGCATAACTCTTTCCACTGCAGCCAGTAAATCTTTTCGTTTACAATTCATTATTCACTATCCTTTTTATTAAAGTATGTATCAGCTATTTCCAATAAACGAAACATAGCACCAGCAACACATAAAATTATTGTTATTTTAATTAGACCATTCATGATTACAGTTGCAGTGCTCATTTATTTTCCTTTCCATCGGACGAACCGAATCCCAGTCCATTTCTATCATCATCTAAAGTTTCAACATCATCAAAGAGTGGAATAAATTGTGGGACTCCCTGACAGATTTTATCTCCTTTATAAATAACTTTTCTTTTCTTACCATGATTATAGAGTTTCACTTTAATAACGGCTTTGTTTTCCTCAGTAGAAAAATAATCAGCATCAATTACTCCGGCATTACTACTTTCAATATCTTCTTTAAAAGCAAGACCGGAACGAGATTGAATGATGAGACAAACATTATAAGGAGAATAATCCATACTTCCTGTTAAATCATTCCATGTTGATAAATCTGGTTTCCAGGAAATCCCTGTAGATACAATTACAGATCCTCCTGGGGGAACATATACTTCTTCATCAGCATAGAAATCTACTCCTGCAGATACCCTCGTATGTCTGGTAGGTAATTTAGCTGTCTCTGTTTCTTGTTTAAAATTATATTTCATTTTATTTCCCTGAACATTTCAATATATTTTTGAGGTTGTAAATATTCTCCTGCTTCATCTTGTATTGAAAAATGAAGATGAGGTCCCGTTGAATGTTTGTCGGTAATCTCACTTATTCGGCATATAATTTGACCAGCTACTACGATATCACCTTCTTTGACAATAATAGCATCTACATGCCCATAAGAGAGCAACCATCCATTTTCTAATCTGATCTGTATATAACCATTAAAATAAGGATGTCCACTGTACCATCGTCCATTGTGCCAGCCTCTGTCATACCATTTATTTTCAACAATACCTTCAGTAAGAGACAATACACGAGCTCCAATAACTCCAGTCATATCTAAAGCTGGATGATATTTTAGAGCAGCACCACCTGTGTTTTCTTTAAAAGGATCTAATCTATAACCAAAAGGACTTGTTAAACGGTCATAATCATCTGGATGAATAGGATTAGGCCATATTTTTATATCATTATTAAAAAATTCTTTGTATATCCTGACTACCTCTTCATACTTCTCAATATCTTTCCTCAAAGTATCTTCCAAAGCAGCTTGAAAATAAGCATCTTCTTTCTTAGTATCCCACAACCATTCAGTAAAACTGCCCAGATATATAAACCCAAATAGCACCAGTAAAAATAATGAAAACCTGTATTTTTCAATAATCATAAACCCTCTCTCCTTTGATTATAGGGATTACAGCTTAAAACGGTCATTATTCGTCATCATCCTCAATACCTTCAATCTCATCTGTGAAGATACTGTCCAAGTACATTCTACCAATACTAAAACCGGTTAAAACTGTTACTTCCCGGAAACTGCCCAATCCATCTCTCTCATACCAATACTGGATACGTGAGAGACCATGGGCTCTTTCTTCAGCTCCTACTACTATACCAAAGATCTTACCTGCATGTGAGAGTTTATCATAGAACCCCCCAAGTCCTTCAATACCATACTTCTG